AGAATATCCAATGAAGGTCCAGTCTTGGGTTTGGCAGGGTCAACAAACACAAACACACAATCTGTGTTTATCAACAAGGATGGTATAGCAACAAAGGATTGGATGTCTTTTTGGGAAATGTCTGGGCTGTCCAATGTATATGGAAACAATGTTGAGTTTATGGGATCATCTACAGCCGCGTTTTACTACAAAACATTGTATGGAACAAGTAATGCTTTGTTGGAAAAATCCATGGCTTGGCCGAGTATTAAAGCAGAACTTGAAAAAAAAGGAACCCTAGAACAAGAACAATTTATTGCAGATTCACTGATTTCACCAAGTACTTTTGGAAAGGCTTTTAAAACTTCCGTTGTTGGTCAAACTCTTTTTGGGCCAGTTTATAATGAGGCAACTACCCAACTCCCGCTTATCAGCAGTATAAAAGCAACTGTAATTAACCCAGAACTTACCTTGTTCCAAGCCAAGGATCCAGACTTTAATCCCAATTCACTTGTAGATTCAATAAAAGAAATGGATCCAGATTTCTGGTCATTCCTACAATCAGTGGGTGTAGAAGAAAACGAACTTAGAACAGCAAACAACATATTTGATTTTAGGTTTAGGTTAAATACAACTGTTCTAAACGATGCCTTAGCAAAATCAGCCGAGGCTGAAACAAGAAGAACAAACCCTATTGTTAAGGGTGTTAATTTTACCGCCGACATGGCTATTAGTAGTATTGACTCACCAGATTTTGCTGGTCAAGTTTTAATCGCTGTTTCCACAGCTGGTCTTGGAAATTTAGCAGCAGGGGCGGCAACACTAAGCACCAAAATAGGTTCTGCAACCGCAACCACAGCTGCAAGGACGGCAAGAATCGCAAGCATTGCTACAAAGATGCAAAGAGTTGGCAGTGGTATTAAAAAAGTAAAAGACTACCTTCCCGTAAACATCGCGTCTACTTTATTGGAAGGTTCAAACAAGGCATGGAAAACCAACAAGCTACTCAAGTATGTTGTTGGTCCAGCGGCTACTGAGTTTGTCGAAGAAGGCGCAATTGATGTTGTTAACCAGCTGTTGAACATTCATGTGAACAACACCCAGATTAGTTATGATTTTGAAAGAACATTTGATGCCTCGGTATCTGGTGCTTTGGCGGCTCCCCTTCTTGCAGGAACGTTCAAGATTGGTGTAGATTTACCAATAGCAATCGTAAGTTATACTGGCGGTTATGTTGGAAACTGGGCTACCAACCGAATCATCGGAAAAACAATCAATGTTAATCCAACAAGATTCAGAGAGTTTAGACTATATTACGATAATTTTACTGGTAGGAAGTTTGAAGACAAGACACCAGCTGAACAACAAATGCAGATAGCTGGTGAAGTCAGAGCCCTTGTCGTTGAGGGTCTGCTGAACGAAATGACAGACAACCAGTTTGGTAGACTAGATGACGAAAAAAACTTGGATGTTCTTGGTGGTTTGGAGGCTTTGACCAGAATCGACATGGCAACCGACGACACAAACCAAAGAAGCATGTTGGATGTGGTCGTGGCTGTAAACGACTGGTTGTCAAATGTATCTGCTCTTGGAACCACCGACACCACGACTGGAAAGTTTACCAGAAAAATCCAACCATTCATGGACAAAAATCCAGGTTTTTTCAGAGAGACAAAAGATGGTAAACTGGTCATGTCCAAGGAAGCAATGGAGACAGTCTTGTTGGTCGTATCTGCTGCATCCAAAAGCAACTCAACCGAAGCTGTTTCCATAAGCACTTCTGTGTTGCAGAACATGCTTGTCAAGAAATTGTTTGATGCAGAAGTAGCCAAGGGAACCCCAAAGGAAGAGATTCCCCAAAAGGTTGAAGATGCCATACAGAACGAAACAGAGGATTTTGTAAAGGCCAAGGAAAGCATAGAAAACCTTGGCAAGGTGGCCACCGAACTAGTTGGCGAAGTCGGGTCTTCCGATGCAGCGCCACCAGAAAGCGGAGATAAGGAAATAATCAACAACACGCTGGAAGTAGGTACCATTGTCAGCGATACGGTGGAGAAGATCGTACAGCAAGTCACTAAGGTTTCTAAAACCACTCCTGTAGTTACCAAAACTGAACCATCTGCATGGGACGATCCAGAAACAGCTCAACTAATAGAAGCTCTTCGTGCCGAAAGGGCAGCGGAATCAGAAAAAGTTAAAACCGTACCCACGGCTCCTGAGGCTGCTCCCGAAGTAAAAGTTTCAGCCACAATAACCAATGCTATAGATACCGACAAAGCCATCAACATCGTAAAAGCCAAACCAGAACTAATTTCCCTAATCAGCAAGATTTGTAAGTGAGGACCTATGCCCTGTAGTATTGATCAACTTAAGCACATTGCAGACAGATTGTTAAAGCAAGGATATTCAGAGGAAGAGGTTACTTCTGTTGTTACTTTGATTTCCAAAAGAGATCTTGATTCAGACCTAAGCAAGAAGATCGATTCATTGGTGACCAACCCAATTACGACAGAGGATCAGGATTTCCTAAGAAAGTCAGTTGCAACCATGATTGCTAATGTTGATAAGGTTGTCACAGGTGGTAGTATACTAAGACTTGATGAACTCCTTAGCAGGGTATTGCCAGCCGAGGATGTAACTAGGGTAAAGGAACTCATTAAGAAGATCAGAATAGCAGATGGCAATGTAGACCTATTTAGCATCTCCTATATTGAAGATATCGATAACCTCATTGAAATGAATAGAAACCTAGGTAGAGAGTCAATCCTACCGATGCTTTTTGATCGGCGTGATAAAGCAGTTCAGAAGATGAACGAGTCTCGTCGCTATGAAGATACCAAAGAAGGAAACAAAAGACGGGAAAGAGATGAAGCCCTAAACAAGATCAATCAACTCAAGCACCTTTTAAACTATGTTGAATATGTCATTAACATGACAACACCAAAAGGCACCAGTAACAAGGTAAAGAGATACCTAACTGCAAAGGAAAAGATAAAGTCGTTGCAGAAATCACTGAAGACAGAAAGATCCTTGGTAAAGAGATTCAAGGCTGGTGTCAAGGGTTTCAAGGAAACAAACCAGAGAATCAAGGAACTTGAGAAAGAACTAAGCGATGCCAAGCAGGAAGAACAAGTTGCCTTTGAGGACATTGTAAACGACAAGTTCCTTGAACTTTCCGATGGAAAGAAAACAATCAAGCTTAAGTCTGTTGCAAAAGCACAGGAACAGATCAAGAACGCAATTGAAAGGGAAGCAAAGAAGGTGGATGGGTTTGGTGTCGAGGAGATTTCCAAGCTTACAGCCGCTGCAACCAAGTCATTGGCTGAAAAACTTGTCCAGGAACGCATTGCTTCTAGAAACATCAAAGCAACCGTAGAAAGAATGAACAAACTTGTTGATTTCTACGAAGAAGAAAAGGAAAAAGCTGGCGAAACAAGGGATGCAATTGACCATATCTTCATGGGAACCATTGTCGGCAAGGCTGTAGTCGAGCGTTGGTTACGCAAAAACAGAACAAAGAAGGCGGAAGATGGTTCGATGGAAGTTGACCGTAGACCACTTAGCGTTCTTGCTGCAAAAGACATCATAAACGAATGGAAAGCCCTTGCTTGGTTTGGTGTTCAGGAAGGCACATTCTCCGACGATGTAGCCACAGCCGTGGATTCCGAACTTGCCTTGCTGGAAAGCATGGTTAATTCGTCTGGAGTGGCAAACCCACTAAGCATGGATGTTAACAACATGCGTGTAAAGCAGGATAGAACTGGTGCTGAAGCCGCCATGATGACCAATATTGGCGTAATCCCAGAAGAAAATAAAGCCCAGACAGCCAGACAGCTGTCCTCCTGGCTTGAGTACACCATTAGAGGTCTATACAGTCTAAGGGCAAGCCCCTTCTACAACGGCACCGTCACATCCAAGGCCATCGATATGGTTTTACACCCCAAACTGTACGATTTAACCATCAATTCAGATAGTCTTGGTTTGGTCAGTGGCAAGAAAAGAAAAATGAACCAACCAAGTAAAGCCATGTACCTTGGTCGTATGAAGGAGTTGCTAAAGGATCTTGGAATTGAAGACCCAGAATCCCTACCAGAGTTCAAGCCAGATTTCAGTACTAACAGAAATGCCATTTCATATGACATCGAAACGGACCCAGTAGACAAGGGTACCAGCAACCCAACAAAGATCATCAGCATGCAGATCAGGGTTCAAGACATTGATTCTGGTGCTGAGCCAGTAAGCTATGTATTTACCAATGCAGATGATTCCAAGCCACCCGTAAACAACCTTACGGTGGATGGACCAAAGAAACCACTGACCAAGCAGCAGATTGAATGGGTTCTTCGGTTCATGGAAGAGTATCAAAACAAAGGATTTAAGTTGGTTACCTTTGCTGGAAATAGCTTTGACCTCGGCAAGCTAAACAATCCAGCGTTTGTCGATGATGCAAAGCTGGTGACAAGAATCGCCCTACGCAGCTATGACTTACAAAGAAACCTTGGTTTCCACAACAAGGAAAGAAGAAAAGGTGGGAAATATTTTTCCTCCAAGCCTAAGAATGCTGGTCTCAAGTCAATAGCCAAGAACAACCTACCAGACTCCAGGACAGTAACCGAAGATGGTCGTTATGTCGTTACAAACGGAGCCGTATACGAACTCGGTGAAGGTGGAGTTGAGGTTGAGATTCTGGGAAAGGAAGCCGAGGAAAACTTCAACAAGGCAAACCTTGACAACGATTGGGCAAAGTTCAACCTATATGCCGACAACGATGTTATTACTACTTTGGACTTGTTCAACTACTTCATAACAAACGCCCAGACCAATGTATCCATTGTGGATGAAATTGACAGCGGTCTCAGTTATTCCATCATGATAAACAGACCACAGTCCAACATGATGCTTCCTCTTGACGACAATAACACAAATTCAATTACTTTCAGTGAACTGATGTCCAGCTTTACGGATGTTGACAGCAGAATCAAGGAGTTTTCCCATGATGTCGAGTATGTCGAGGAAATGGACATCAACCTTGATAAATTGATCTCGCTATTGGAAACTTGGTACATCCAGGCTTTGTCCATGGATCCAGAATCCAAGGATAAGTTAAACCAGCTACAGAAGGCATTGACCGACACCATTAACACCGAAACCATAGTCCAGCAGACTGGCAAGAAGGTAGCCGACAGAATGGCCAAGGCCGTTAAGGAGTCAGCAAAGGAAAACTTCGCCAGGTTTGGGTATGTACTTGCCATAAATACCGATGAAAACGGAAACCCAAGACTAGACACAGAAGATGAACACTCCTTGTTCCTTCCAGCAGATTCCGAGACAGTATACGTTGAAAACCTTGTCGAAGCATTTGTCGATGCACTGAAGACTTCCCGTTCCTTGGATTCCGTTGAAAAGGAAATGGTTGAGAAATTCAACATACGATCAAGACAGCAACACGAAGAACCATCTGTATACTTCCAGAGATTCCTTACACAAGTGCTGAATACCTATTTCCCAATCAACGCTTTGTCTGATTTTGGCAATGGCAATGTTGACTGGCATCCAGCAAGGGATGTCGGGGTTGCATTGGCCCATGTCTTTACCAACAGAAAGGAAGGCATGTCCTTGGTTGATGTAAAGACAATGATGGGAACCCAGGGTTTTTCTGGACGACAATTTGCAGCTGAAGAAGCAACAAACAGGGGTGTACCCAGGTTCTTCCTGCTTGACGGAACCAACTTTGCGTCTCCATGGGGAATCACCGAAGAAGCCTTGATCTATGACAACTTCAGGTTGCTAAGCAGAATGAAAGACATCATGGAAAGAGACCTTACCGAGGAGGAAATGAAAGACATTGAGAAATGGGCTACAACCAAGGAAGACAGCGATCCAGAGGTCGCCTTGTCCGTTTTCCGAAGAGGAGCCGTTCCTACAGTATTCCCAAAGGTAACAAGTAGAGCAGCCTATGATTTCCTACCAAGCCTTTCCGAACGAGAGTTGATGGGTCAGGAGTTCTTGTTTGATATCCCAAGACTGATGATGTTCATCAACCACGATGCCTTCTATACACCATTGGCTCAGAAAGGACGGTGGTTGCAAGACGGAAGCATTTACTATGCCGAGGACTTCTTTACGGCTGGTGCTCCGACCGCTAAGATGATCCTGTCTGGCGCAATTGACCATATTGCTTGGTTAGTCAGCTTTGACAAGCTAAATCCAAACAACAAAAACCTGGATAAAGTCCTTCGCAAGGCGTTGTCCGATGGTATCGACGCGGTGATCGCAGACCCAACGGTCCAGGACTCCGCAAACAAAAACGACTACTCGTACCACGGTGTTCACATCCAGCTTATGCTTTTGTTGTCTGCAAGCGGCGAGCAAGATGTGTTTGACAAATTCCTAGAGGAACTGACCAAAAAACTCGACACCGAGCAAGAAGCCGATGTCCGTAAGAACTTCGAGCAGTTCAAGAAGGAAAACGATCCAAGAAACAAACTGAATGACATGCTTATCGACTTGCTTGAACAAGCCAAAAACAACAGAGAGCAATTCAAAGGCTTGTTTAACTTAAGTGAAGACCAGACAAACGCATTCCTTGAGCTTTTGCCATTCTTGGAAGATCCAACACCAAAAAGAAAAGAATTCCTAAAAGGAATCATTACACCATCCATGTATTCAGCTGGTTATCAAGGAATTTTCAAGGGTATTCTTGCAAAGGCAGATTCCGCTGGTCTTACAAACATCACGGAAAGACATGCTTCCGTTGTTGCGAAAATCGTTACCAATAAGATAAAAGACGAAAATGCAAGATATGTTGATAAGGCAATCGGTATTTACGGCAAGACCAAGCAAGGCAAGGACAAGAAACAGGTCATCATTGATGTTCTTTGGGGAATGTCGGCTAGGATTGATGAGGCAAAAATCAAGGAAAATGCATTTAAGAACTTCAACAACGAGGTGGATGCCAAAAAGAGAATCGATTCCGCGGTGGCCTATCTCAAGACATTTATTCGGTTGATGGTAGATCAATCCATGAGCAAGGCTGGCAAGAACGAAGATGATATCAAAAAGGAAAGAGAAGCAAAGATAAACGAACTCAGCGATAAGTACCAAGAAAGAATGAACAAGGCCGCTGCAATCATGGCAAAACACGACATGAGGGATCCAGATGTAAGGAATGACCCAAAAATCCAAGATGAGATCAACATTGCCTTGATGGGAGACAAGAGATCCTACCACACCCACTTGATGCTGCACACCATCGCAAGACGGGCTGCCACTCCATTTAAGTTGCTTGCAGACAAGGAAACTATGGAAATGCATTCGGCCTACGCTGGCCAGCATATCGATGAGGCGGATGTTACTCCATTCATGAGCAAGACTCTGTTCAATGCCATGGGCCTTGAGCTAGCCAGCGGCAGACACCATATGTTTGGCAACTATGAGTGGGGACCTCAGGGATCCAAGGCCGCGCAGATACGGGTTCTCCACGGCAGCGATAAGAACGAACTTGGAATCTGGGACATTGAAGAGGTATACAAGAACACCGAACGAAATAAAGCCTATAGAGAAGCGTATGTCCGTCAGATCATGCTTGACCTCGCTCCAAACTACTACCCACCAGGATATGATCCAGAGACAGAAAGCATGGAAAGCTTCTTTGATGCCATGAATAAAAGATCAAGGTTGGAAAGAGCAGCACAGGTAAGGGCGCAAAACACCCTTGACATCAATAGAATCATTGACAGAAATGATCCAAATGCCAGAAAGATATCAGACACGGCGGAAAAACTAGAAGAAAACAACTTCAAGAGCAGACTTGGTTGGATCCGTGGCAACTACCAGAGAGACCGTTCAAAGCCAATTGTATTGGATCCAACCGTCAGCGGCCTTGCTGCGTTGCGTCCCCGTCATGCAAACATCGATTACACCCAACGGGGCATGTATGCCTTGATCGGCATGATGAAAACCAGAGAAATCGAACAGACCGAAATGTTCAAGAGAAACAAGTTGGTCCAGGAAGCACCCAAGGATGGGGACCCAAACAACATCATTCCAAAGACAATGCGTGGTTTTGTGAAGACAACGGACAAAAGAAACATGCCGTATGTCCCCCACCAGTCAGGAAACATGATAACCTCCCTAACGATCAGTCCAAACAGAGAGGTTGAGATAGAGGCGGTAAGGCTTAGAAACACCCTTACAAACTTTGCCGTTGACAACGGTCTTGAGGACATGCTTAAAAAAGGCGAGTGGACAAGACTGTGGATGATCAAGGAATGGCGAAGACAGGGTCTGGAAGGTGCCATCTACAGCATGAAGAACCAGAACAAGAGCGATCTATCTTCCATGATGCTTAGCCGCATCAAGATGTACGAAGCGATATTCAAGTTGATGGGAACAAACGCCAGAGCCTATAGCCCAGAAAAGACATATAGCACCCTGGATCTTATGGCTAAACCAGAGGATGTCAGCTTTACCGCCGATGAGATCGATGAACTTCGCAAGAACTTCCCAGATGGCCTAAGATACCTTGATTTGCTCCGTCACATCTCTGGTAGGTTCGATAGGTTGACTGGTCTGGCAAACAACAGGCCATTGGTTGCGGTCCCAGGTATCATCGCAAGAGGCAATCCTGGGCTTATTGTAAACGAACCAGCATTGAGATCCTTGTCGGCATTCAGCATCGAAAACAACAACAACATCTCCATGATGTTGATCATGACCGATGTATTCCAGGAAGAAGCGGAAAAGGAATACAAGGATGATCCGTCAATTCCAAGGGATTCGGCTGGCAACATCGCCCTTTCAATGATTCCAGCCGATAAGAACAAGTCGATGAAGATCTTTGAACGGGTGCTTGCCCGAGCCAACGATGTGGCATCTGAATGGGGTACAAGAAAGGATATTGTGATGGTATTTTCTCCAGAACAATTGGAAGAATATAACAACACCCAGAAGGAAGTTGCCAAGCAGGGAGAGAACCAACTTACATTGCAGATGCCTTTGACATCAAGTACCCATGTGTTCAACCAAGTTAGCAATCCAGATACCTTGTGGTATTTCACACCAGACATGGTAATCCAGTTCCTTAACTCCTTGAGAAACGACGACCCAATTACAAACTACGAACTTGGTTGGCAAACCAGAAAGACAGTTGGTTTTGTCCGTACCGATGCCGATATTTTGGTGATGGAAGAGCAAAACCAGTTGATGGACAACCTTGGCCGCAGCGTCGATCTGTCCCATCAAGCTCTGGTCCTGCTACATACCTTGGATCCATCGCCAGACAACAATACCCTGTTGTACCAGAACAACTACAGAAAACTAGATAACATGGGCAACCCTACGATGACATTGGATGCCACCGCATATCTCGGTAGTTCCTTTGAAATCAACCTGGAAATAGACGGAACAGAGCAGTCGATAGCCATAAGCTTGGAAACCGCCATGTTTGCAACGGACATTCTTTCTGCAATCACCAGGGCTAGAAAACTAGGGATGTACGAAGAAGCCAATAAGTTGTCCTTATTCTTGTACAATGAGTTGACGGAACCAAGCGTTGACATTTCAAAAGATGCAACAAAGATCAACCCAACTAAGGACATCGTCATAAAAGCTGCCGTATTGAAGTCCCGTTTGGATGGGCTGAACAATGTACCAGTCTACCGAATCAGGGAAATCATAATGAGTACCCTACAGACCGAGATCAGCGCAGAAGATGCAAAGAATGCTTTTGAGATGGCCCATGATGTGTCACGGCTTATCCAGAAGATTGCGGATACAAATCCAGACCAAAACCAGAAGATGAACTATGTTGCAAATGCCTTGCTCAGCAGAAGAGAGATGGCTGAGGAAGGCGTGGAAAACGACTCTTCATTGCAGGGCATGATCATACAGGCTGTCGGTGCTAAGGATACTCCGCAGGAAAGAAGCAAGGCAATGAGAGCCTTGTACATTGCCCAACAAGACCTAAGTACGGTACCAGAAGACAGGCCATTCGGGCATCTCCCATGGGATGCAAGAAAGGATGTAGCCAGGTTTGCAGACCAAGACGAATTCATCAGGGCATTTGGCGATAGCGGTCGTGGTATCGTGGACCAGTTGAACGGCATGGTGTCAATGGGCTACATGAGCAGACGGGTTGCGGACATGAAGATGATCCTCATAGGATCGTTGGCCATTGTCAACCCAGACATCCTAAGCGATCTTTCCCTTGATGCCTCCGAGTTTGACGGCCAGACATACGCTAGGATGGCAAAGCAAAACGGAAAGTACAGCATCGGTGTAAACATCAAGGCAATGGAAACAACACCAGAAAACGAAATGTTGTTGAAGTTTGCGGAAGAACTGGTCCACCTTGCAAGAGTAAAGTACATGGCCGATGGCTCCGAGGAGTACAAGAGAATCCAGGCTGTCTTCAGGTTGCCCAACTCAGAAGGCATGATCAGGGAAATGTTGTTAGCAATGCACAATGGAAAACCATACGCAGCCATCGAACAAGATGTTCAGTATGCAATGGACAATACGGATGAATTCCTGGCTCACTGGGGTGCTGTTGTCCTATTGTCGGAGACGGTATACAGCCCAGATACCTTGGTCAAGCTTGAAGCCAAGTATGCCCCAGTAGAGATGACAAGTAATTGGTTCAAGAGAGCGTTCTTCAAGATTAAGAACATCGCCATCCGTGCCTTGAACATGATGAGCCAGATGTCGTTGGATCGCAAGTATTCAGACAGCTTTAATGAAATGTACGATGTCATGCAAGGATTGATCGGACAAGGATTGACCGATAGACGGGATGTAGGAAATCCAGACATGGCCTTTAATGCGGTGTTTTCAATCAAGACCGACCAGGTTCAGGTGACCCCAGGAATGTACATGGACATGCGGGTTGCCGTGTTTGAGAAAAACAGGTTGAATGGAAGAATACGGGCTGGCGATGCGACACCAGCCGACGAAACGCAGTTAAGAACCATAGAAGACACCCTTAATGATCCAAAAGCAAATCCACTTGGAATCATGGGAATGACCCTTTCCCAGGTTGTCGAGGAAATGGAAAACATTAGTAGATCCGAAAGCGGAAACATTGTCAGGATCAAAAATGGAAGCTTGGCAAACAGAGCTATCCTCCAAAAAGCCATGACACATTACTTTGGACAGAGAGGCACCAGAGTAGACAACTCAGGAACCTTGGGTGGAACGATAAGAAACATGTTCAGGGGTGCGGATGACTTCATTTCGTTACAGATCCAGAACAGACTGCTACAGTCATTCAACAACTCAAACCTGACATACAACTCACCAGAAGCAATACTTGTGTTTATTTCGGATGCAATTGACAACACAGCCGTAACCACCCAGTCTTCATACATGCCTTCCCAGACCCAAGGTGGTTTTGAGGCTCATAAGGAAGGACTGAAGTTATATGTAAACGATATCATTCATACGGCGCTTGGGATCCAACACAAACACAAGGAACAGGCAAATATCGATGCCATCCACCGCAATGCTGGGTTGATTGCGGCTGGTCTTCCACTTGATGCCTCGTTTACCAACCCAGACATGATCGAAGATGCAAAAAGACTGGGTAATAAGATCAAGCTATTCAATAACCAACTAAGATCCAAACTGGTCGAATCCAGAATCAAGGATACGGGAGACAACCTGGATGCAATCGGATTGAAGCTGGTAAAGTCAACGCAGCTGGAACAAGAGCAAAGAGACATGGGATACAATGCCGTTGTCAATGCAATGCGGGCAAAGTATCTGAACAACCTCGACAACGACAGACTTGATTCGATTGTCAATCCATTCATGATGTACATCGCTGGATTGCTGGTCAATCCATCTTCGGACAAAAACTCACTACAGAGTGCTGAGTTCAGGAATGAGATCATCAAGTTTACCAAAAACCCAAACAATGCTGCTATAAACGCAAAGGAAGCATCCATCAAGAATCTGGTAAACATGGCTATGGTAATCAGGTTGCAGAAGGAAAAGCAAATGTATCCAAGCAGAACCATAGGAGACATCCAAACCAAGGTAGCCAGGGATCCATTCTATCTCAACGAAGAGATAATAGAAGCCAGCAATAGATTCATCGTTGCCACAAGAGAAAACTCATCTAGATTCAACACGGCCTTCAACAACCTCACGAACACCGAGATACAGTTGATCCATGCTGCCGTCAGGGAAGTGGTAGCAACCAGAGAAGGAGATGAAAGTTCATTGGTTGCAACCAGAATCAAGGAGATAAAGAGCAACAAGGAATCGTTCGGGTACTATCAGGGCAAGAGCAACTACTATCCGCGCAGAACGGATCTGTCAAACCCAATGTTCATCCTTGCCGACCAGTTCCTAGGCAAGCTTGGATCGACGGCCTATCTATTCTTAAATAGCGGACCAGACCTCACATACGCGGACATTTTCTTGAATCCAATAGGAATAGATCCAAGAGACCAGCAGTATCTACAGCGAATGTTTGACGATGACATTCCGACAATCCAGCAAAGCCTGATGAGAGGACAGGGATACGATGCAATCCAGAGAATCATCGTCCAAAAGATGACTGGCATAGAAGGTGCGTACTTCTCCATCTCACAGCTCATTGATATGTTTGAGACAGAGGTACAAGCACGGGGTCTGGCCCACAACAACATGCGTGTTCAGAACTTTGATAATAGAAGAGACGATCACAGGGAACAAACCTTGTTGAATGGATTGCAAAAACTGAGGGTTGCCAACAGCAAGGCAAAGGAAGTTCTTGGCGTTCGGGAAGAAAACCAACCACTAATCGATGCGATTAACAAGTACGGCCCGATTGCAACGACCCTGGCCTACGGACCCAACGCAGCCTTGGCCACAACACTGGTGGAAGGAACCATGGGTGCCTTGGAAAGCGTCCTACAGGGAGCTGCTGGCGGAATGGCCACATCCCCGATCACATTCCTTTTTGAAGCATTCAAGATGAACATGGACTCAAGCCTGAGGACAGTCCAGAAGATCGTAGATAGACGGGACGGCAGAACATCGTTCTTCAATGTAGATCCATACTTGCTAAGCAAGACGGCGGAAAACGCATTGTGGATGATGGAAGAAACCACATCACCGCAAATCCCAGGCCAGCTTACCGTCAATGCCCTGAGCGCCGATGAAAAGGCAAATATGAATACTTTTGACAGATTCATGGCATTCTCAAGAAGAGCATACTCGGATCCAATGAGATCTTTAAGAGTTGCAGCCGAGAATCAGGCAAACAGGGGCGTTGTGGAAAGACTGAGGGATGGATCCTTGGTCAGGTTGCGGGACAGCGTGAACCGAATCCTAAGGGACAATCCAAGTCCAAGCAACGAAGTACTAAGGGAAGTCCTGAGGGATGCAGGGGTGCGTATGGATGTCGAACTGATGCTCATCTACGTCAGGTCTGGTATATTCGTACCTGGCCGCATCGAAGCACTACAGTACACCATGTCTCAAGCACCAACCAAGACAAACAGGATCATGTACCAGGTCATGGCAGACATCGAAGCAGACCTTAGGCTAGGAACGACATACGATGGTGTTACGATCACCCCAAGCCTGATGCACGATGCAAGACTCAGCATGGCAACCCTGTCCAAAGCATATGCAAACCTAAGCATAGTCATGGACCATCCATTGGATGGCACCGCTGCATCCGATGGCCTAAGCGTTGTCCTTACATTCTACAAGTCGTATCCAACCTTGTTCATGGCTCAGCAGATCTACAGACGGGGAAGCGTAGCCCCAGCGTTCAGGCACGGCATCAGGTTGCTTACCCATGCAATGCTTGACATGATCTATAACATCCTGTTGGCCTTGGCAAGCGGCTGGTACAAGTGGGAAGAACTCATGGAACGGATAGAGAAGGGAAACATTAACTACACCGAGCTAGCCAAGTTGGTATTGAGATATCCCGTGTTCAGCATGAACAAGGTTGGATTAGTCAGTCAGTTGTTGGTAACCCTTGCAACAGACAAAATGAACAAGAACAGCATAATAAGCTCAGTCGGTGAACAAGCCATCATAAACACGTTTTTCAACATGGGTAAAGCCGTAGAGTCATACTATTACTGGGCTACTGGTCAGGTAAGCAAGGAACACCCAGGTGTTGCCACATACGCAGCACTCAGGGGATTCCTAAGTGCAGTCCCAGGAAACACACTGATCAGGATAATTCTTGAGCAATCCTTTGGTCAGTCTGGAACCACAGGCACAGCCACCAGACTGCCAGCCGCACTCATGAGGCAAGTTGACATGGTTTCAGATGAAAGACCAATGAAGGAATTCGTCCGAACCCTGTTCCCAGATGGCGTTAAGAACAAAAAACCAACGGTAAAGCCAATGAAGCTGACGGATATTCCGAAGATTCGTCCGCTATCTAGACAAACCCCAAAGACCAATACCCCAACAACCAAATCCCCCAGTATCAAGGAACAGGCAACCACGCCATTAAAAGCTCCGTCTGGTTTTTAGAAAATCAACTAATACCAAATCGACTTAGGGGTCGAGAATTTTCGTGGGGGTAATAGTAGCTTATGGTAGGCTATTAACCCCCCGTACCCCCTTCTTTAGGGATAAGGGATGTTAGCTGCTGCTAACACCGTACCTATGCGGACCATAGGACCAACGCCACCAAGTGTGGCAGAAAGGGCCAACCATGGCCAGCACCTATTCCTTCGATAAGAAGGAATACAAGACTCTCGGTACGGACTACGGTTCGTGCCGAGAAGTAAACCTGGACGAAGCCGTCAAGGTCTACGGCGAAAGCCTTCGACTGGTGGTTGCGATGTCAGTCGCAACCAATTCGGGTCGCGTGGTCCTTGCAAGGACCCACGCGAAGTGCCAGGGGAAGTGGGTGGAGCTGGAACTCAGGTTGCTGTTGATGAGGTTTTCATCAGACAAGGTCTGTGTGGAAGTCCTCGAAGACATCATCGTCCCCGAAACGGAAGGATTCACCGAAGGGATGGACTTCCGCCAAAGAGACAGGTTTAACATCATAGGGTGTTAAACCAGCCAAGCCCTACTGTCGCTCCCTCCTAGGTAGGTCCCTAGGAGGGAGCTTTCAGTTGCGCTTTGCAACAAGGTGTACCTGTGCACCAACGCACCACAGGAAGAAAGGACATGGAATGTTCTACTACAAGGTGATGAACGAGTTCGGTATGTTCGTGGATTCGGAGTCCTTTGAGACCGCCGAGGCCCGCGACAAGGCGTTGGCCTTGAAGAACTTTGACTCGTACTACACTATCTGGGTTGGCCAGGACGGCCAGCCCGCCAAGCAAATTCAGTAAAGCCTTACTGTCGCCCCCCTAGGAGAAATCCTAGGGGGGCTTTCAGTTGCGCTTTGCAACAACCCTGGCTTGTGGGGATCACAAGCAAACAAATCTTGGCAATGCCAAGAGAAAGGTAGATTCCATGTCTATCATGGATCTGATGGGCGAAAGCCTCAAGGTGGTGTTCGGTGGTCGTTCGATGTCTTTCGCCACTGCGGCGATGAACGCGATGAAGATCGCGTCAGCCGTGGAGACGGAGGCGAACGAGCAGACCAGCAAAACCTGGGAACGCAGCAAGATGATGCTGCAAGAGCTGATCAGAGCGGGTGTGCTTCACACCACCCAGATCAGCAACCCGACCACGGGATTGGCGCAGACCTACTGCGCCTTCACGGAAGGCTTCGCCCTGCGTGAGTTCCGTAGGGAGCCATCTATCAAGGAAGAGGATCTCCTCACCACCGCTCGGACGGCGGGTGTCCTCAGCTACCTCGGTAGCTGCGGTATTCGCATCAACCCCGAGGTTGTGGCGTTCATCCGCCGCAACAAGGATCGGTACGAGAAGACCGACTCCATGGGACGGAAGGTCACGCCTCCGTCCCTGTTCCTCAGGGACGCACAGTCCTTGGAGAACGAGGAGGATGATCGCCCGATCTTCATGGACTACAAGAGTCCTGACAACAGGCGGTTCTACGCTCTCCACAATCGGTTCACCCATCAGGGTGCCGAGTGGATGCGCGCCTCTGTCGATGCGGCTGAGGAGAAGCCGATCAAGCCAGAGGACATCGATGATGCGTTCATCATCGTGACCAAGGAGACGGGCGTGACCCGTACCAACTGGCGGGCCATCCTCAAGGACGAGTCCCTGTGCTTCACGGGCAAGCACCTGGGCCTCAAGACCAGCAAGCCCGCAGCGGTGTACCGTGCCGCAATCTTCTTCAGGGAGATCCTGGAGAAGGGACGTTCTGGGTACATCATCCAGCAGGACCAGACCTGTTCGGGGTTCCAGATCATCGCCATGCTGCTGGCGTGTCGGAACCTGATGACGCTGACTAACCTCAATGGTGGCGAGGAGCAGGACTTCTACACTGCTTCGTCGGATCTGGCCAGGGGCATGTATTCGGGTGAGTTCTTCCCCGAGTGCTTGTTCATCCGCAGCGGCGCGAAGTACTTCGTGCTTCGCATCGGCTACGGCGCGGCCACATCCTCGCTGGCACGGGGTCTCATCCTCGCCAACCCGCAGGAGAGTCCCGTCCAGTACCTCACCGAAGAGGGGGCGTTCATCCCTGGAGTCCTCGACAAGCTCCCGATCCAGGACTTCAACGAGGACTACTACGAGATGTGGAAGGATCTCGGATGGAAGAGGGCGGTGGAAGTCTCACAGCAGACCTCCAAGGCGTACTACGGGGCCATCATGCAGATCAGCCCCAAGCTGCGTTGGTTCCTGTCCAGCATGAAGCTGGCGAACAGGATTGCCCTTGAGCGGGGCGAGTTCCTGTCGTGGGAGCCGATCCCAGGCGAGGTCAAGAAGAATGTCCGCTACACGGCGGACTGGAAGGCCAAGCCCCGCAAGGTGCAGTTCTTCGACAAGAACGGGAAGGAGTTCTATGTGAACATCCACCCGTTTGAGAAGGATGCGGCGGCAAGTGCGGCCCCGCCGTGCTATGTGCACTCCTTTGATGGTGCGACCATCATGCTGGTGGTGGAGATGTGCAAGGAACTCGGTATCCCCGTGTTCCCGATCCACGACTCCATCGGCACCACGGTGGACAACTTCAAGAAGGTGAAGGAGATGTGGCTCAATGCCACGCGGCACATCTTCTGCTACGGTCCCTCTCCCTTCTGGGATGTCGTCAAGAAGTACAACCTCCCAGTTCCCGCGTCACTGTTCCCCAACGGGCACCCAGAGCCCATCGATGTCTGGGGCGAGCATTTCATGGGTTGAATCAACCAGAAAGGACAGCACAATGCAAGTCAAGATCAAGTCCATCGGCAAGCGCGTGGCAGACCTCAACGCCGAGGTCGGCCACATCCCAGGTACCGAGTCGGGTACCACCCAGGTCTTCGTCCGCGAGGGGGACAAGATTAAGGTTCTCATCGATCTCAAGGACAAGAGCACCAAGTCTGCCTTCTGGCAGAAGAAGTTGGTGCAGAACGAGAACGGGTTGTTCGTTCTCATGAGCAGCGAGACCCCAGCTCAGGTCTTCGGCCATGAGTTGGTCATGGAGAAGAAGGACACCCAGTACCGTCTGGGTGTCAAGGTGACCGACAAGGAGGGCACCAAGCTCGGTGTCTTCTACGGTCCCGTCACCAACAGCCCCGAAGAGGCCAAGAGGCTGTTCTGGTCCACATGGAACATGAAGGAACTCAATCCCTTCATCCCCGCAGATCGCAAGACGGTGCATCTCCGTCTTGCCGTCATGGGGTACCGCACTCAGGAGGTGGCCTCCTTCTGACAGAATAGATAGAGCAGCATAACCCCTTCGGGGTTTCTTGTGCCCCCTTCGGGGTACAATGCTATCCCTTCGGGACCTACGCCCTTACGGTAATGTCCCCTTCGGGGCCTTCGCTACCCCTTCGGGACCTTCGCTGCCCCTTCGGGAAGGTGGGTCACTATCATCAGTGGGTATGCCCCTAGGGGGCTTTAGACCCTTCGGGACCCCTACGGGTACCCTTCGGGCGTTAGAACGCCGTATAGGCGATCCTAGGGGCATTAAAATGCATGTGGTAACCTCTTTGGGAACGTGTTTCCCTTTGGGGTTACCTGTTTTTCCCCTTGGAACTGCCATAACATGTCATGTGACTGCCATTTCATGCCATATTGGCACACCCACGCCCCGCGCACGCGAGATCCCAACACCAACGCGCCTTCGGCGTGCGGGCAACTCTAAGTTGCCCTTGTTGAGAAAATGTCGGGGTGATTGTTCACGGCGCGTATACTGTGACAATGACCCCCATTGCGAAAGGACAGAGAATGGCAGACATCAATGAGGCAGCCGCAAAGTTGGCGGCATTCGGAGTAACCGTGACCACCCAGCCCGTAAAGCGGGAGACACGGGTGGTCGATCCGCTCAACCGAGCTATCGGTCTCTTGGCTGCGGCCAAGAACCCCAACCTGAGCGAGGAGAGCCGAGCAGCCGCCATGGCCCGCCTTGGTGCCCTGCTCGACAGCCAGCCTGAGCTGGCATCCAGCGTGTCAGCTGTAGCTGAAAAGCAAGCCAACAGCGGTCGCTAAACTCCACTAGGGGAGTATAAAGTAGTTAAGCCTAGTGCGTCCCCGTGGCAACACGGGGGGTCCCGACTGCTACAACCGTGGCAACCGTAGACTTGAAACACCTACGGCAACTATTGCCAGTTTCAACGGTCAAGGGCTAACTTATATGGAATACCTAAACCCACATTCCATACATGGCAGGGTAAATAGGGTTACATGGGGCCTCCTAGCGGAAACGCTAGGTGGTCTTTTCCTTCCCAGCTACTGTTGCTTAGGGCTGGGGTCGGAAGGATTAACAAGCAACTGCAAACACAGGAATGAGCCCAACTGTGTTAAGATTTGGAGGCTCCCATGCTTCTTAGTGGGAAACCATTAAGAAGTATTTCTCCTCGTAAGAGGAAGGCCCATAAAAAATTGGCAATTCTGGGCACCGCAAGCAACCTAGCCCATAGGCGGTATATAAATAGTGGGACACCCTTTTGTTGTGGGTTTGGGAATGATCACCCCAAGCCAACCGAGCCTGAATATGCTCTGGTCATCAAAACTATTTTGGACTTAGGGTAAGTGGATGTCCCTAGGCGTACTTTGATACGCGCAACCATAAAACCTTGGGAATACCAATGCATGGGTCTGCTGATAACCCCGTAAGTTTTCCAAAAGGTGAGAAGAACCTCACAACGCCATGTCAGATCAGGAATCTTGGCACGAACTTAACGCAGCCATCCATATCCATAGGGTATGGTAGATGGGGTTGTATAGGACTCTACAGGAATTTCCTTGTAGATACGCCGCCTAATTAGCGGTACACTCTAGTTCTGCACTAGAGGGTGATACTCTCCTGAGTGCAGCAGGAGCGGATATGGTTGCTGGCAAGCCATGTCTGTATAAAAGCCACCGTGTTACTCCGAGCGGGCAATTCGGAGTTCCTTATAAGATGTACTTTAGTGTACAGAGTGCGCCTTTACAGGAGACAAACAATGCACCTTTATGATTATGTTTTCAACGATAGGGATGCTACATTTTGGCACAAGTCCTATAAGGATTGCCTCAAGAACTTGGAAAGCGCAGAGACTTTGAACGACACTCTTCGCAAGAAGATCTCTGAACTTGAGTATAAGTTGATCAAGTATGAGGCAAACCAACTGTACAATACCCTGTGTATGCAAGGCAAGTACGATGACGCAAGGGTTGTTCATGAATTGATCACCCGCATCTAACTGAAGAAACAAATGTACAATTGTGTATAGAGTATGCCTTTACAGGAGACACAATGACAAGAATTGAAACAATGGATGATTGGGCCAGGTTCATCGACAACTACCCCCGTAAGGTGGTTGGCAACAGCGTAATGCGGCCAGGAATGATGCTTGGTGATGGCTGTACCCTGAGCATTCAGGCAAGTGAGTTACATTACTGTACTCCTCGTTCATCCTCTGCAACCTTTTACACCGCATGGGAAATTGGGTTTCCTAGTAAGGTTATCCCAGAGATCCTAGAGTGGGCAGAAAATTCCGATGACCCAACCGAAACAGTCTACGGGTATGTCCCTGTAGATGTGATTCTCAATGTGATCAAGGCCCGAGGTGGTACCGTACAGCAAGAAAAAACATATGAGCAAGCAACGCAAGATCAATCGTCGGAAGCGTAAGACTGGGTATGTCAACCTGGTTCCTGCGTCTCCATTCACCCGTACATTCACCTCTTTCAAGGAGTTCGCAGATGCAATGGTACATCGCAGCTGACGGAACTGTTCACACGACTGCACAAGCAGCCAAGGAGACCATGGATGGCCGTTGATCCAACCCTATTCAATAAGGTGGTTGCCAACAAGACCGCCCTTCGGGAAAATATGATTGGTAGTGTCATGGCAAGTGGCAAGCCTAGGTGGGCTGCGGCCATGCTGGTTGACCAGCGCATGCCTACGACAACCAACCGCAAGCAGCTTGCAGAGGTTGGTATTAATGTGACTGGACCAGACCAGATCCAGGAAATCCTGGATACCATGGCCATGTTTGGTGTTTACTTTGTGAACACCAAGGGCAAGACCAAGGAAGAATTCTGGGACCAGCTTCAAAACGTCCTTGACGAAGAGGTCAACGACCTTCCGCCTAACAACGACATGTGTGAGTTTATTGACCTCATGGGACAAGAGGGCAATAACGAGTTTTTCAATGTCCCAGTAAAGGAATTGAGCTAACATGAGTGACAACATTCGCATTGCTCTTTGGGAAGTCAACAGTGAGAATCCCAAGAGCCCCAAGTTCAATGGAATTGTGACCATTGATGGTAAGGAGATCAAGGTTTCGGTGTGGGACAACAAGGATGCCCAGCATCCCAAGGCCCCCCGACTCAAAGGCAAGACCTCGCGTCCTGCGCCTATGGCGGAAACGGCAGAGCCTGAGACCCTGGATTCAGTCCAGGCACCTCTGCCTTTCTAATAACAATACATATAAGGGGAGTACTTAGGTTGACCTAGGATACTCTAGGAGTTATAACATATAGTTATAATACTACTTAGGTAATATACCTAGGTAACCTAGAGTCCACGGTTAAACCTAAGTACTCCCCATTTTTTTCCCCAAGTATGACTTTTAAACATAGACTGAATGTAACCCTGGAACAGGAGACCTATGATGTCTTAGTTCTTGTAGAAGGTGTTGTGATCCCTGAGCCTTATGGTTCCGTGGACAGGCACCATCCTGTTGTTATTTCCTTTAAGATTCTTAACCAAGACAACCCTGTACTGTATGATTTGATCAACACAATGTACATGCCTCAACTAGAAGAAGCTGTAAGTAACAACTTTATTGGAGTAGACAATGCATAAGAAAATCGCAAACAAATGGGTAACCGCTCTCCGTAGCGGGAAGTATCGCAAGACTACTGGCGAACTTTGCAAGGTTGCCGAGAATGGTAACAAAAGTTGGTGTTGTCTCGGTGTTCTAACCGACCTGTACAACAAGGAACATAAGCAAGATCCTATTGAAATTGATGAAGGAGATGAAGATCTTCCAGATTCAGTTGAGAAGTGGTCTGGTATGTGGTCTTGTAGTGGTAAGTTGCAATACAACAATGCTGTTACATCCCTTGCTGAACTCAATGATTGCAAGAAGAGCAAGCGTTCCTTCAAGCGTATTGCTGACATCATTGAAAAGAACTGGGAGCAACTGTGAAGAAAGAAATTGCAGACATGTGGTGTGCAGCTCTCCAAAGTGGGGAGTACAACCAAGGCAGAGGAACTCTTTGTCTTCAATATAGTAATGACACAAAGGCTTGGTGTTGCCTTGGTGTCCTGTGTGACTTGTACAACAAGCACAATCCTCCAATGAAAGTAAACATGCTTTCTGGTTCTGGGGGAAAGTATGTATCCTTCAACCAATATTCAACTAACTTGCCCCCAGAAGTTTGTGTTTGGAGTGGCATGACAAGCACAAACGGAAAACGAACAGGTTTTAGCGTTAGTCTTGTTACTTTGAATGATCATTATGGTTATTCTTTTGCAGAGATTGCCAATGTGATTGAAAAGGAATGGGAGACACTGTGAAGTGGCAACCCATTGAAACCGCACCTAAGGATGGTACTAAAGTTGTGTTGTATTGTCCATCAAACGATACATTTATCTTTGATGCTGTATATCGAAAAGTGGCATTCTCTAACAGCCGTAGTGATTGGCACGAATGGGATGGAGAATATGTCGGTGCTTGGAGTAAACTTCCTGATTGGTTTAAGCCAACTCATTGGATGATTGTTACACCGCCTAATGGAGACAACGAATGAACCAAGAAATTAAGCATCGCTGGATTGATGCCCTCCGTAGTGGTGACTATGAGCAGGGTAAGAATTACCTGTGTAGTGGGAACGGTAGTGGAGGCAGAGTGTGGTGTTGTCTCGGTGTTCTCACCGACTTGTATCAGAAAGAAACAAACAACAAGCTTATTGCTACTGGTGACAATCCATGTACTTTTGGTGCAGTTGTGTATGGTAATTCATGTATGTATCTTTCATCAGAAGTTCATGAGTGGGCTGGTCTTACTATCAAGCAGGTTGATGTGTGTATTAAACTTAATGACTCACACAGTGTAAGCTTTGAAGGCATTGCCGCTGTGATTGATACTTGGTAACAACCATAGGCTTCGGTAACTCAGTTGGTAGAGTATCGGACTTTTAATCCGTCAGTCGCGGGTTCAAGTCCCGCCCGAAGCATTACAGGAATTCTTATGTATAATTACAGAGCTAGAAAAGAATCATTTCAAATGGTTAGGAAAACATGCCCACATGTTGATGCTGCCTTGGCAAGTGTTGGGCAAGAAATCAAAGAACAACTTGATGCGTCCTTGCAGATGGCAGAAAAAAGCATCAAGGAACAAACACAAAATCTTTGTGATGCTTTGATTGAGGCTCTTGATCGAGCACTCACAGCGGAAGACCAAGTAGCAGAGCTAGAAAACAGAGTTGCAAAACTTGAATCACAACTGGAGAACCATACCTAACATGACCCCTAAGTACCCGCACATCACCGTTAACCTTGACAATGTAGATGGAAATGCTTTTGCTGTAATGGGTGTTGTCACCCGTGCATTGAAGAAGCATGGTGTTCCCTGGGAAGAGATTGATGCATACCGTAAGGAATCAATGAGCGGAAATTACGACAATCTCCTACAGACTATTCCTAAGTGGGTCAATGTCGAGTGGGGATATCCCGACGACGATGATGATGACTTCGAGGACTGAAAGGAGACTGACCAATGAAAAAGAAGATTGCAAATATGTGGATTACCGCCCTTCGTTCTGGTGAATACACGCAGGGTTATCGTGCGCTTTGTCGTGTTTACAATGGTTCTAAGACCTATTGTTGTCTTGGTGTTCTTTGTGATTTGTATCAGAAGAATCAAACAAAGAACAAAAAGAAAAAGCTTAGCGTGAAAACTGTGACAACCGATTCTTTTGAAAGCGTTATTGTTTTCGGTGGCAACGCTGGTGTACTCCCTATTGCAGTACAGAATTGGGCTGGAATGTCTTCCTATAGTGGACGCATCCCTTTTGGTGGTCCTAATCTCGTTAAAATGAACGATAATAGAAAGACATTCATTGAGATTGCCGACCATATCGAAAAGCACTATAAGGAGCTGTGATATGAAAAAGAAACTGACCAAGGCAGAGATGCGTATTGCAATCGCAAAGGATGTGATTGCACAGATCAAGGCAAAAAAGTACAACCCAATGCAGGGTTGTTGGGTTGATCAGGTAGGTGGCCAAGACTATGATGATTGGCTTTTTGCTAATCCAGAGAATTGTAAGGTTGATGTACAGGTATACACCAAGAGCATCAAGAAGTGCAATGTCTGCGCTCTTGGTTCTCTGTTCGTAAGTGCCGTGAACAAGTACAACAATGTCTACGGAACTTTTAATACCGTTTCAACCAATGAAGTCTTTGATACCAGTGAGACAAACAACCGCAGTCCACTGCTTAGGTACTTTACTCTCAATCAGATTCGGTTGATTGAGGCTACTTTTGAGGGTGGAATGGGAGCTGTTTATTTCGATTACGATCATCCAATGGTCAACAAGTCGCGTGCATTCTACTCTCGGTATCCCAATAGCAAGGATCGTCTCCTTGCAATCATGAAGAACATCGTCAAGAACAACGGAACATTCAAGCCATGATTGCTAAGGTTGCTCAGTCCTATATCTACCACGAAGATAAACTCTTCTTCATATCTACCAGCAACCGTCAGTCATCTGCAATGATTACTGATCCTCCTTGGTACACAGAAACTTTAGTATGGGAACTTGAGCCAGATCACCCAACTAATGTGGGCGATCTTGTTCATGAACCTAGTTCAAACTTTATGAACGATATCACCAGTCACTTTGAAGTTTGTATGCAATTCTTTAAGAATGGAAAAGCAAATGAAGAAGATGAGTGAACCACTAGAAATCTTTCGTGGTCCTAACTGTTCTATTTGGTCAGACAGTACAATAAGGTTTGATGACGGCGTTGGATGGGGTTCAACGGACAAGGAAGAAACCCATCAATTGTACCTTGCCCTAAAGTCTTTATTTGAAAAGGAAATCACACCAATGAATCTATCTGTAAATGCGTATGGTAATGTTTCGGTTTGTGAAAAGAATCTTCATACTAATTGGTCTTGGACATTCACCCCAGAAGAAAGCCTACGGCTTTTCAATCTACTCGCCAAGTACCACCAGCCAAAGCCAACCATCAGTGTTGAACTCGACTACCTCAAGGAGTTTGTGAACAAGGTTGTCAAGACAGAAGTCTTCAATGATGGGTCTATTAACTACATGATTCCACCAAACATTGGGGGTGCTAACTACCTTGAGGAATTTGGTTTGTCCAAGGAAGCAACCAAGTACATCGAGTCTATTGCCCGAGACAACCTGATCAAGAAGATTGAGAAGTTGGGCAATGAATGAAAAAGAAACAAGACCTTCAGTAAAATCGCAGATTGGATCGAAACAAACATTAAGGAAACAAACGATGACTATGACCGCAGCTAATATCGTTAACCACAGTTCTTATTACAACAACCGAATCTTCTTTAATAAGGGATGGCAGGATCGAATGGCTGGATACGAGCGGTTCAATCCTTGGGTTGTCGAGGATTCTGAACTTGATGGCATGCCTGAGTATGCTCGTATGGCTCTTGAGGATTACACGGATGGCTGGGACAGAGCAAATTCCAAGATCAAGGAAATGCGGGAAGCACACGCTAATGCCGCTGTTTTCGTTAACAATTGGATCTAACCGATGAATAAAAACATCATGAAGAAGTGGGTCAAGGCTCTTCGATCAGGTAAGTATCGCAAGACTACTGGCGACCTTTGCAAGGTTGCCCAGAATGGCAACAAGAGTTACTGCTGTCTTGGTGTACTGACAGACCTGTACAACAAGGAAAACAAACGATGTCCAGTTGAAACTGTAGGTGAAAAGGATCTTTCACATTGGGTTATGGATTGGTCTGGCATGCACTCAAGTTTTGGATCCCTTAAGTATGGCTACAGTGATAAAACAATCACAAGCCTTTCCGAACTAAACGATTGCAATAAAGCCAAGCGTTCTTTCAAGCGTATGGCTGATATCATCGAAAAGAATTGGGAGCAACTGTAATGAATAAAAACGTAAAGCAACTGTGGATTAATGCCCTTCAGTCTGGTGAGTACATGCAGGGAAGTGGGTGTCTTCTTTCGTGTTCCAAGGAAGGAAACAAGAAGTTTTGTTGTTTGGGTGTTCTTGTGGATTTGTTTGAAAAGGAACACATACTTACCTTTACCAAAGATTCTTCTGGGTTTGGCCCCAACCATCAATACGCCCTTCCAAGCATTGTTGCTCTTTGGTCTGGTGTTTCCAGACGACAGGAAAGTATCTTGATGGAACTTAATGACAAGAAAATTTCCTTTGGATCTATTTCTAAAATCATTGATATGTTTCCAGAAGAGGTGCAGCCGTGAGCGACACACCGAGGACGGACGCGGCGGAAACCAAGCACGAGTTTGCTGCTGACCGATGGGTCAAGTCGGACTTCGCCCGCGAACTGGAGCGCGAACTCACCGCCGCGATCAAGCAGCGAGACGAGGCGCGGCGGGAGGTGTGCGAACTGCTAGCAACGATAAGCCAAACTACAAGTCGCCCCACGCAGCCATTGAATATCTCGAACTGGCGCGGCTGGGACTGTTTCGACCGAGAGGAGGAGAAGTGATGCCAAAAACGATTTACATCGGCCCTGAGTCGCAACGCACTGGCATCAGCATTGAATGGACTCCGTCTACCGAAAGGCTGTACATCTCAGGTTGGTACGACTGCATGGTCGGCATCGAAGGCGAATCGCTGACCCTGCGCGAGTTCTTCGACCGCCTGAACATCACCGAGGCGCATTGCCGCAAGGCGTTCCGCGAAAAGAAAGAGGTGCAGCCGTGAAAGTTAAAACCTTTAGTAGAAATGCTGTGATCGACGCAGATATTCTTCCTCTTCAAGCTGGGCTTGTCTACGAACTTTCATTAAAAGCATTTCAAAAAGGAGATCAGAAAGAGTACATCTACCTTCAGGGAGTGGCAGCTATGCTGTACCACCTTATGAACGGACACTATAGGATTGTGGTCGAGGAAGAGTTTGATAACACAAGGACGTACTAAATGAAAATGAATAAAGAAATCAAGGAAAAGTGGATTGCTGCCCTCCGCAGTGGTGACTATGCACAGGGAGAAGAAGCCTTGTGCAAGCAGGATTACAACTCAAAAGAGTATCACTTTTGTTGTCTGGGTGTTCTTTGTGATCTTTCCAATCCAAGTAGGTGGCATCACGAAGGAGACAATAACTCACTATACGAATTTGAAAACGGTATCTATGAGAATGAAATGCCAACTAGAGACTTCCTTGAATCCCTGGGTATTGCTTGGAATACAGCGGAAACTCTTGCTAACATGAACGATGTTGGAGAACCATTTTCTGAGATTGCAACCTATATCGAGGAAAACCTGTGAATGAAGACGAATGGATTGATCTCAATGAGGAAAGGTGGTGCTGTGAACCCAGTGAATTCGAGACTGATCCGCAATACGGATCCCTTGATCGCTATGAGAATTAATCTCTTGTATGAAAATGGAAGCATCCAAGATTATTCCGAAGATGGTTGGGTGCTGGTCGGTAAAGAATGGTATCCTTTTGAAACTTATGAAGAAAGAGCAAAGAATGCTGAAGATTCACTCAAATATTGATGTAAACAACGTGCTCGGTAGTTCTGGTCTTGATTGGCGTGTTGCCAAAAAGCCTGTGCTTGTCGAGTCAAACAACAGTTCTTGCGATTATGTCGCAAGCAAAGATTTCATGGCGGTTGTCCGAAGCGATACCCAGGATATCCTTGGTATTGTGTCGGACAAGTACCAGCCTATCCAGAATGAGGAACTATTGTGGTGCGCTGAGCGCGTGTCCAATGGTGTTCTGAACCTGGTGTCGGCTGGCTATACAGGAAACGGAGAACGAGTTTATGCCCAGCTCAATGGCAATCCGTGGGGCATCGGCCCAAACAAGGACGAGGTCTATCCTACTTTTGTACTTAGCAATGGTCACGATGGTAACCATCCAATTAGTGGATGGCCTACTACTGTTCGCGTGATCTGCGAGAACACGCTGAATATGTCTGGCAATCTTGCCAAGAAGCGTGGTCACATGATGATTTCTCTTCGACATCGTGGAGATGTCATGGGTCTCCTTGAGGAAATCCTCAACAGCGTTGAAGAGTACCACAACAGGGCCGAGCAGTTCAATATCAAGGCCAATGCCCTTGCCTCCAGTTCCCTTAGTGTGGAACAGGTCCAGCAGTTCTGGACCAATGTGTACACCCAGATGTTCGGTGTTATCCACACGAATGTGGAGAATGAAGCACAGGTACAGGCAAACAAAAAGGCTGCCAGTGTCATGATCAAGTGGGCAGATACCTTTGATTCCGAGGTCAAGCATAGCGGTGCAAATCTTTGGACTGCTATGAATGCTGTGACCAACTGGCTTGATCATAACCAGGTCTATCGTGGTTCTGGGAAGACCGACAACCGTTTCAATGACACTGTCTTTGGAAAAGGTGCGTCCGAAAAGGTCGAGGTCATGAACATGGCCTTGGCTCACATCTAACAATACTGGGGAAAACAATGGAATTCCATTGTTTTCCCCTTTTTTAAACAAGAGTGCTATTCGTATGGAACTACGGGTTGTCTTTTACAAACCGTCTAATCTTGCCTTTATCGGCGCTAATCAAGTAATAAATACTTTTATCAAACGAGGTCATTGCGGGCTTCTTCTCATTGGAAAACATGTGACAAAGTCCGTTCATTTCTTTGATGATGGAACTTTTATCTGCGACTACGGAAAAGACCCGCTCAAGGTATATGAGGTAGATTCAATAACGATAGGAAAGACTCCATTTACCATGGATTATGTGCTTTCATATTGCCGTAGCTTGCAAAATCCAGGTCGAAGTCTCGCTATCTTTGAGCGATTGCTTTGGTTGATTACCTTTGGAAGGTACAGACCAAGACACAATTGCGTATACAATTCAAGTATGGTTGTCAACCATCTGTTTGGGTATCCTGTCTGTCATGGGACTCCGACTCAGCTGAAGAAGATTTATGATTCCCTATGACCTTGCATGTAGCTATGCTACAACCACCAACATTTGATGGAGACAAACATGCTAGAAATGTGGAAACAATTGTCTAAGGAACAGCAGAACACCAGGTATTCTGTTCAAAAGACCAACGAAGAAGAGTTGCTAACAAACAGTATTGACAAGTATTGGAGAGAATACAATAGAGCACCTGATGAAGGAAAGCCAGAACAACTATTGCTAGAGAGTGCAGTAGATCACCTTACTCCTTTCTACCAAGAATGGATTGACAAGGTATGTTCTGCCCGTAAGTCGCCTGATTGGTTGGCTCCTCTGTTGCTTATTGGTCCCAGCAAGATGGCAGACATAACCATCAGGAATGTCCTCAAGGCTTTTCTTTCTAGGACAACCTTGCAGAATTTTGATGACTCTGTTGGCATTCCTGAAAACGCACCCGTAGGTCAGCAAGTTGCCAAGGCTATTGCAGAGGATGTAATCAACATCATTGCCTACCAAAGTGCAAAGAAATCTTTCAAGGATGACTGGAAGCGTCAATCCAAGTTCATCAAGTCGTGGACTCCCAAGCGTTGTCTTGGGTTTACCAAGAAGATGACTGGAATTCCCAAGTACAAATCAAAGGACAAGGAAGACTTTGGTCACAACATGCTTAGGATTGCCCTTGCCAGTGACATCCTCATAAAGAGAATTCACTGGAATGGTAGAAACAAGAAGACCATGTTGGTTTCCTTTGCTCCTTGGATTCTAAAGGAACTTTCCCATAGGCATGAGATGCTGGAAGCAGCTTGCATGGTCTACCGACCCATGATCTGTCCTCCTGTGGAAAACACAAAGAATGAGAATGGTGGTTTCCTGTCGCCCTGGATCAGAAAGAAAATGATCAAGCGGTACCATCCAGTGGGTGCAAACCCAAAGGATTGGGACTCCAAGCCATCCGAACTAGTTCTTCGTGGTCTCAATGCACTTGGCAACACCGAGTGGTCTGTGAATGAAAAGGTCTACTCTGTAATGAAGACCATGTTTGAAAACGACTACAGAATTGCCAATGTCCCAGCAAGTTCCTTCAGGGATTTTTCCTTTAACATTCCCTATCCAGAACATGGGACCAAGGAACAAAAAGCAATCTGGATGAGAGAATCTAATGAAGCATGGGGAGAGTGGTACAAGGAAGAGCAATCCCGTAGTCGCATGATTGTCCGTCTTGAGCTGTGCAAAAAGATGATTAGCTGGGGATTCTTTTACATGCCATACACCCTTGACTTTAGGGGACGAGCTTATTCCGTTTGCGAGTTGCTGTCTCCCCAGGGTGTTGACTTTGATCGCGGCCTTGTTCAGTTTGCCATGCCAAGAAAGCAAACAACCTCTGGTTTGTGGTGGATGATGGTTCACCTTGCAAACCTGTTTGATCAGGACAAAAAACCATATACTGAACGGGTCAAGTGGATAGACGACAACTGGGAAATGATCACCAGAATTGCCGAAGACCCCTTGTCTAACCGAGAGTGGGTGGATCTGTCCAAGAAAAAGAACAAGTCTTTCCAAAGACTTGCAGCTATCTTTGACATCACTCGCACAGACGGCATGACCCAGGTTCCTGTCCAGATGGATGGAGCCAATAATGGCGGACAGCATTGGGCTGCTATCCTTAGAAACAGAAAACTAGCTGAGCTTACAAACCTGTTGAGTGCAGAAGAACCCAAGGATTTGTACAAGTATGTAGCAGATGCTTCCACAGAACACATGAAAAACCATACCGATAACGAATGGTTTTCTACTTTCTTGACGCACTGGCCTGATGGCTTGCCTCGTTCGGTGACCAAGCGGCCTACTATGTGCGATGCATATGGCCTGACATTTTATGGAATGCAGAAGTATGTAAACCAGGAAGGACATGTGGATTGGGTTCCCAAAGATCAGCGCAATGGTGCGGTCGTACAGCTAAGCCGCGCCATTCAGGCTGGTCTTGGTGAAACAATGGCTTCGCCAAACACGGGCAAAGAGTGGCTAAGAACAGTGGCAAGTGTTGTTAATGATATGAACAAACCATTGGTGTGGACAACACCAAGTGGGTTTGAGGTTCATCATGTATACAACCAAGTAGTAGAGCGAGTAAGTTATGCCGAGTTGTTCAACAAACAACAATTGGTTTTCTCCACTATTACCGAGGATCTAGATGGGACGGCGCAGTACCTTGCTATTTCGCCTAACTTCATCCATGCCTTGGATGCTGCTCACATGTTTATGACAATCGGCAAGATGCTAAACAAGGGGATGACTGGGTATTCCTTTGTACATGACTCTTATGGAACATATGCTCCAGATATCGACACAATGCATACGATCCTAAGAGAAGAGTTTGTTGAAATTCACAAAGAGAATCAACTTGAAAAGTTTAAAAAAGAAACAGAAGAAAGATACGGTATCTTCCTCCCTGAGTGTCCAGCCAGGGAAGACGGGTTCAAGATCGAAGAAGTCCTTAACAGCAGATTCTTCTTCGCTTAAGAATGTTACCTATCCTGACAAGATACCTCGTCTTGTCGTAGTGGAGTGGGTAGACGCAATGACAATAGGTGGTTCTGGATGGCTTGACAAGGACGAAGCAAAATCCAATGCCAAGGAACCACTGCCAATGATGCTGACCGTAGGGTATGTGCTGCATGAAGACAAGGAGCAGATATCCTTGACAAGCACCATAGGACCAGGAGAAACAGCTCAGGTAAACAAGATTCCAAAGAAAATGATCGAAAGAATAAGGGAGATTGGGAATGGCTGAGCAAAAGAATGTCCGAAGAAAGGACTATAAGGAGTTCAATATTGAAAAGTACAAACGAGAACAAGACAGAAAACGCAGAGAAAAACAACGTAGACAAGCCCGTAGATCGGCATTTCAATAAGTACCAGCAAATGCATCTGGATGGTCTTATTGACGTATACTCACCAATTTCACAAGAACAGGGAGAACCACTTCCTTCGCTGAGTGTTCAGTGGAAGGAAGATGCAAGGAGACGCTATGGCAAGAGTATTGGTAATCGGTGATCTTCATTGTCCTGCGGATCATAAGGACTATCTGCACCATTGCCTGAGGATGCAGAAGAAATACAGGACAGATCATACTGTTTTCATCGGAGACATCGCAGACAACGAAGCAATTAGCAACTATGAAAAGAATCCAGAACTTCCGTCAGCACTGGAATTGTACAACCTTACAACCAAGGCCATCAGCAAGTGGCACAAAATCTTCAAGGGAGCTTCGGTTGTCATTGGAAACCACGACAAACGGGTCCACAACAAGGCAATTAAAAATGGAATACCTTCGCTTTATCTACAATCCTATAAGGATCTTTACAATACTAGTAGTTGGAACTGGGATCATTCTTTCTGCATCGACAATGTTTTGTATGTCCATGGTGACGGTTGGTCTTCTGAGTATCCTGCATTCAATGCGGCAAAAGCCCACATGCAGTCGGTAGTCAGCGGTCACACCCATTCCAAGTTTAGCATCAACTGGGCACAGGGTCCCAACAACAACTCAATCTTTGGGATGAATGTTGGTAGTGGGGTAGACCTAAACAACCCTGTATTCAAATACTCACAGCCACACCTCAAGAAAGCCATCCTTGGATGTGGTATTGTAATTGATGGCAAGTATCCTTATTTGGAGAAAATGTATGTCTGAGCAACCCCAGGTTCCCGCAGTTCCAGTAGAGGCCGTAGTACTCTACCTGACGGACATGGCTAAGATGGTTGAATCTATCCATGCAAATCTAATCAACAACATCAACACGCTTCGGCCTAAGGTCGAGGGAGAAATCGTAAATGCCAGCAGCACCGAAGAGTAATTATGGTAAGTCCTTTGTGACGGGAAATGTCACGGTCAAGTGGTCACATCTTATGTCGCCAGACGACAAGTATGGCAACCCAAACCACTCGGTCACTGTAGAGGTTACGCCAGAACTCAAGAAGCAGATCGACTCTGCCGTCAAGTCTCTTGGTGGCAAAAAGATCAATGGCTTCAAGGAGCAGGATGGACTTAAGACCATCAAGTTTAAGAATACCTTGATTGCCAAGAGCGGTGAAAAGACATTCCCCGTTACTGGTCCTGATGCCAAGCCAACCACAACCGTTCCTTTTGGTACTGATGTGGTTCGCGTCAAGGTAACCCCAGGTCTTATTGCCCGTGATAACTCGGTGTCCTTCTATCTTGAAGGCATTCAGCTTATCGAACGGAACTATGTAGGCAATGATTCGGACTTCAAGCCAGTTGAAGACACCGAGTCACCGTTCTAAGTAGGTGACGGATGATGGAGTACAGGTTTCCAATAAATCCCATAGCTGCATCACGACCAAGAGTCAGCAGATATGGCGCGTATTTTACTGGACCCTATAAGAAGTTCCGTTCCGAGGCATCCTTGATAATTAACAGGGTACTCGGACGGAACTTCACTCCATTGTCTGGAAAGCTTGCAGTAGACATCGAGTGTCATGTAACAAGACCTAAGACAACAAAGCTAGAATATCCAAGGGCTGATGTGGACAACTACAGCAAGTCCATTCTAGACTGTCTTAATGGTAAGTTGTGGGATGACGATTCACAGATCGTCGCTTTGTTCATTTCAAAGAAGTGGGCAAAGGAAGGTGAAAGTGGATACTTCACCGTATCTGTAGAAAAGATCAAGTAATGAACATCGAAAAGTACAGCAAACTAGCCTGGACTGAGCTCAACAAGGTTGGTCTTCTTAGGAACTACAACCATGTGTCTGTCATACTGAGAAACAACGATGTTGTTTCCCTTGGTATCAATAGACGAAAGACACATCCTCTTGCCATGAAATATGGCTATAGGAATCAAGAACTCCACAGTGAGTTGGATGCCTTGATAAAGATTCCAAGGATTCACAGAAACAATCTTGTTCTGCTCAACTTTAGGTTTGGTACACAGGGAGAGTTAAAGATGTCAAGACCATGCAGCCTATGCTTGCCTTGGTGCATTGCAACATTTGATGAGATATATTACTCTGTCCCTGATGGACTTGTCCAGATGGTGCTATAGGGTTAGTGTGGAGGGTTGCCTGAGCGGTCAAGGAGTCGGCATATAACCGACCACAGACAGGTTCGACTCCTGTACCCTCTATTGTTGGATCTGTGGCTGGAATTGGCAGACGCAGCGGACTCAAAATCTGCTTCCTATACGGAGTGTGGGTTCGACTCCCACCAGATCCATTCTCTAGTATGCTGAGCCTAAATGCATAAAGAACTCTAGAGTCCAAACCCGAGGGGCAACGACTTACAGTTCACAGGAGGGGTTGCGTTTAATCCTTAGAAGAACGCACATGGTTAACGATCTTCGTCTAATGGTAAGGCGGCATCGACGGATGTAATGTAGGTTCGATTCCCACAGATCGTGTTGTTATTCCTGTAGCTCAAGTGGATAGAGCAACAGCCTTCTAAGCTGTGGGTTACAGGTTCAAGTCCTGTCAGGAATGTTAAAGGAGGATACACATGCCAACCTATGAAGAAGACAAAGCAAGTTTGCAAGCAACTATCAATATACTTAATGATGAGTATGCACTACTTGAGCGAGAGTTGCTTGACACAAGAAAGAAACTGGCTCAAGCCCGTAGAGAGATTTGCCAAAGAACGGCAGGATATTCACAATATCCACACGGTGCTCATGTAGAAGCAAAGATGCGTGGATGGGATTGCTGGGAGGAACGTTATGACGACAACTGAAGAAATGCTAAATGCAATAGACAATGCCCGTAACTTTATGTATAGGTTGCTTGATCCCAAGCAGACACCTAGGGTTCCAAAGTCTGTAAGAAAAGACGCAAGAAACAGACTCAAGCATTTTCCACACAAATCTGATGTCCAGACAATCAAGGAATCCCTTGAGTTTGAAGATAAGGTTAGAAATATGTGGCCATTTAGAAACGGAGAATAGATGACTACTAAATTGTATATCGATCCACCATCTGGTTGGAAGTATGGATTTCCTAAGCCAGCACCAGACAACCTTACAAAAATGAACCAAGCCCAGCTCAATCAATGGTTTATTGAAAACGGATACCCAGAAATTGAACTTAATAGTTTCAAGTATGGAATGCCTTTTAGGGTAATCGAAGGAGACTATGAATGAAGATGTTTGTTGTTCACTATAGAAAAGAATGGGAAGATAATTTCTTCCTCAACGAGTACGACATTCTTTTTGCAAACGATGCCGATCAGGCAATGCAAATCTACAAGGAGTCCTATAGTAAAGACGAGTTTCTCGTGGCTGTCTATGAAGCTAAAATGGTGTGGAAAGATCCGTTGACAACTCTGACAGAACTAGATGAAGGGACTGATGGTTATGATGACGATTGTGAAAGGAAACAACTATGAGTGATGGCAAACCGCACCGTGTAGTTGTAGAGAAGTTTGGCAAGCGAAGACTTTGCAGGGTTACTGCATACGGCGAACCCCAATTAAGTTACACATCAGAGCAAATCTTGTGGGTTGAGCGTGGAGAAGATGAATATGCCATACCTCACTACAAGCCACCGTTCTGTGTCCTGTACCGAGAAGACTGGCTTATGGGTCAGGATCAACTGCAATCAAGCAAGGAGAACAAGTGAAAGACAACCACAGCAATAGCGATTATGTCGAGACGGACACAAAAAAAAGGTGGGAGCAAGGCATCCCCCATCACCCAGAGTCTGAGAAGATTTTTGCCTTCCTCCGAAAGGCAGACGAGAAGTACGACTTCTTCGACTGGAAAGCGGGAGGTGACGGGGACAATGGAGAGGAGCTGATGTATGCCCTTGATGTCTATTTTGACCTCAAGGATCGTGAAAACAAGGAGAGCAAGCGCCGTGCAAAGGAGGTGCAGCGATGAGCGACTACTGGGAACTGGATCTAGACCGCCTTGTGGGGTGCGGGCTTCCGCTATTGGCGGTCGCGCTCCTCGCCATCGGCGCAGCCGTGGGGCTGCTGATCGCGTACCTGATCTGGGGTGTCGCATGAGCGACAACACAGACATCGTGCAGCGGCTTCGAGGACAGAGCGTCGGGGACTACTCCGTTTTGCTGTGGGAAGCCGCAGACGAAATTGAGCGCCTCCGCGCCAACCTCCCGCAGTTGTGGAGAACCAAGACAACCAACGCCAAGCTCCGCGCCGAACTCGCGCAGCGCACCGCCGAGCGCGACGCTCTCGCAGCCGAACTCGCCGCGCTCAAGGCCCACGACCCGCTCGCGGAGATGTGGCGGGAACTTGCGGAGTACCAGACGCAAGCCGACGCGGACGGACACGGGGAGTCGTGGCGCATCATGTGCAGCGAGCGGACGACACCAGCGGCGTGGGAGGCATGGGGTGATGCGGTACGGGTTTTAGCGCGCCACGAAGCGCGGGTTGCGGCTAGGTCTGCTGGCGATGCCGCGTCGTTACATTCGGCGTTTGACGCGGTCACCGCGATCCGTAAGGCGAAGGAGGCGAAGCGATGAGCGACAACACTCTGACAAGAGAGAACCAGTTCTACGCGGAGATTGCCGCGCTCCGCACCGAACTCGCGACTGTAACTCAGGCGTTTAAAGCCAAGGCGGCGGAGCTCGCGCAGCGCACCGCCGAGCGCGACGCTCTCGCAGCCGAGAACGCCGACCTCAAGGACCGAATTGCAACGGCGTTGTTCGACAAAGCGGCGGTCGAGCGCGGCGTCATGCGCCTCCGCGCCGACCTCGCGCAGCGCACCGCCGAGCGCGACGAGGCGCGGCGTGCTCTCTGCGTTTCCCAAGCCGTTGATTATTTGTGCGAAACGAATCCAGACGAACCGATCTCGTACGACGAGACTCGCCGCATCGCAGCCGAGTTTGCCGCCGAGCGCGGCTGGGACTGCTTCAAGAAGGAAAACAAGTGAGCAACGAAGTTTGGTATCTGTTGTTTGATGGAACCAGTGTTGACGGTACAGGACCTGGAGAATACATAGGACGCACAACCGACTATGAAGAAGCACGCAAGCACTATAAAAAGTGCGAGCGCAATCCATACAGTGTTGGAAAAGTAATCATTGTAACAGACACAAGACACGACCGTGCTTGGAGTCAAGATTGGAAGCATTAAACATGGTAACAATTGAACATAACTTTGAAATTGAATTTGAAGGCGAGTTCTACTCTGGTATTCTTATCATCGACGCTGTTGTAGAGGAAGATCAGATGCTGTACGAGAACAATACAAGGTACATCCGTACCGCAAAGATCTTTGGTACTGAGTTGTTTGAGGTAACTCCAACACCAAGTGGACCAAAGACATTGAACAAACTAATTGAAACAATTCTGATTGTTGATGAAGAAGAAATTGAATCCAGAATCCTACAGGAGTGAAGCGACGATGGTAATTGTTGAATACATTGATCACATGGGAACAGACGAGGATGTGTGCGATGCAGCACGGGTATCTATGAACAAGTCGGCTGATCTGTTCACAGTAAATCAAAACTACAAGTTGATTGAGTATCTAGCCAAGCACAACCACTGGAGTCCATTTGCCCACGTCACCGTAAAGATGCGCTTCCGCGCTCCCATCTTTATTGCTAGGCAGTTGGCCAAGCATCAAGTTGGCTTTGCGTGGAACGAAGTAAGCAGACGATACGTCAAGAATGAACCCGAGTTCTGGTGGACAAACCAGTTCAGAAATTCTGCCGAAAACATCAAGCAAGGTTCTTCTTCAGAGATTAACAGATCTGCCGACGACTTTGCCTCTAGTCTCAGGTTTATCAACAACTATACGAGAACATTGTATGAGAACGCGGTAAGCAGCGGCATCTGTCCTGAACAGGCAAGAGCCATTCTTCCCCAGTCAATGATGACCGAGTGGATCTGGACTGGTTCTCTGTACGGTTGGTCAAGAATGTACGCACTTAGGGCTGATCCGCATACCCAGAAAGAGACGCAGGAATATGCACACCGAGTCGGAGAGATCTGTTCTAAGTACTTCCCAATAAGCTGGAGTGCCCTGACATCATGAACTATACCCCAGAAGAAGTAGTGGTTTTGCTGGAAAACGCAATTGAATTTAACCAACATGAAAAATACCATGCTGGATACACAGCCAAGGAACTGCATACCATGGCCTACAAGGTCATCAAGGATATGCTAAAAGAAAGGAACAGTAAGAATGACAAGTCGCGTTACGACCTCTAAAAGATGTCCAAAATGTGCGGCTAATGGAGGCGACACATCTGGTGACAACCTAAAGGTATATGACGATGGTCATGCGTATTGTTTTGCTTGCAATTTTTATGTGAAAGGAAACCAACCAACCATGGTTGAAGAAACTAGCTCGGTGTTCGCTACGGAGTCATTTAGACAAGGAACCATCAAGGAGTTGCCGCATAGGCGGATTACAGAAGACACGGCCAAGCATTACGGCTATGCCACTGGAATCAATAACTCCGAGATTGAAAACTTCTATGGACCAGACGGAAAGATCCAAGCCCAGCATATTCGTTATGATGGCAAGAAGTTTGCGTGGATCGGAAACACAGACAATCTTCCGTTGTTTGGTCAGCATCTTTTCAGTGCTGGCGGCAAGCGTCTACTGATTACAGAAGGCGCGATTGACTGCTTGACAATGTCTCAGGTGTTTGGCAACAAGTACCCAGTTGTGTCGATCCCCAATGGAGTAAGCTCTGCTGTTCGTGCAATCAAGGACAACTACGAGTTTGTCTCTTCCTTTGAGACAATCGTTCTCTGCTTTGACATGGACGATCCTGGTCAAAAGGCTGTTCGGGATGTGGCTGAGATCCTTCCTGCTGGCAAGGTAAAGATCATGTCCCTGCCGCGAAAGGATCCAAATGAGATGCTTGTACACGCGGAGCAGACCGCCCTTGTTCAGGCATACTGGAATGCAAAAGGCTACAGTCCAGACTCCATTCTCCATGTGAGTGAAATCGTTGGCTCGGAGAACACGGAAAAGAATCTTGATGTCTTCGAGTATCCTTGGGATAGCCTGACTACATTCATGATCGGGCAGGATAAGCGGCGGCTTAATCTTTGGACAAGCGCCACGGGTCACGGCAAGTCCACTATCATCAGAGAGCTTGTGTCCGATCACCTCAATGCTGGTCGTGCCGTAGGTGGCGTCTTCCTTGAAGAGTCCCCAGAACAAACCGTAGACGACCTTATCTCCCTTAAGATCGGCAAGCCAGTGTCAAAGATCAAAGCCCAGCGAATCCTCAATGAACTCAGGTCAAAGAAAGGCAAGAGCCTGATTGACGAGGTAAACGACACGCTAACCGAAGAAGAATACAACACTGCCAAGGCAGAAATTAGTTCCAAACCACTGTATCTATATGACCACATCGGCAATGCAAACATTAACAACATCATCAACAGGCTTGAGTACATGGCTATGGGTCTTGATTGTCAGGTCATTTTCCTTGATCACATCACCCTTCTTGGCAATATGCTGCTGTCCAGTGGATCTGATTTTGGTAATGATGAGCGTCTGGTTCTTGACTCTGTCATGAAGAAACTAAGAGAGATCATCGAAAGAACCAATGTAACAATCCATGTGATTGCCCATATCAAGAAGACCGATAAGAATGTTGACGAGGGTGATCGAATCTCCCTCAGTGATCTTCGTGGTTCTGGTTCTCTTGGTCAGATCTCAGACAATGTGTTTGCCCTTGAGCGCAATGCCCAGCACCCAGACCCGTTGATCAGAAACACAACCAACCTAAGGTGTCTTAAGAATCGTCGTGGTGGCCGAAGAGGCATCGCTTCTGCCCTATGGTATAACGAGCAGACCAGCAAGCTTGTCGAGGTGCCGTTTACCATTACCCCTGAAAACGAAGTATTGTACAGACACGAACTTGTAATGTAAGGAAACTGGATGAAAACATATGCCTTTGACATAGAAGCCAATGGCCTTCATGAAATCATCAAGGACAAGAAAGGCTATAAAAAGGAATTTGACACCATCTGGTGTCTTTCTCTTGTCGATGTAGACACGGGAGAATCCCTGTTGTTTGAACGAGACAACATCTCCTATGGTGTGAAGATTCTAGAGGAAGCCGATATCATTGTCGGTCATAACATCTATGGATTTGATCTTCCTGCGCTGATTAGGAAGTTCAACCTAAAGATCAAGGATCCATTCACAAATGTAGTCGATACCCTTATCCTCAGCCGTCTTATCTATGGAGATGATCCGCCAACCAAGGATAATAGCCATTCATTGGAAGCCTGGGGTGAGTTTCTTGGGAACAAGAAGGACAATTACACCAATGGATGGGATGAATACACCAATGAAATGGGTAACTATTGCGTCCAGGATTCAAGGGTAACCAAAGATCTATATCATTTCTTGGTGAAGGAAGCAAAGAAAAAAAACCTAAGCCAGCAAGCAATGCGTCTTGAACATGTCGTTGCAAACATAGTAATGGGTCAGGTCGAGAATGGATTTGCCTTTGATGTGGATGCGGCTGAAAAGCTAGTCATGGAGTTACAGTATGAGATTTGTAAGATCAACGACGAAATGCAAAAAACATTCCAACCAATCGTCACTCCTCGATATCATAAGACAACTGGAAAACCCCTCAAGGACAAAATCGAAGTCTTCAACCCAGGAAGTAGACAACAAATTGCAAAGAGGTTGTTTGAAAAGTATGGGTGGGAAGCAACCGAGACCGAAAAGGGAAACCCAAAAGTCGATTATGAGGTTCTATCTAAGCTAGAGTTTCCAGAAGCAAAGATCCTTTGCGAGTATTTCGACAAGGAAAAACTCAAGTCTCAGGTGGAAGACTGGATCAATAGAGCCAATCTTTCTAGAGATAGTCGTGTCCATGGTCTTGTAAACACTCTGGGTGCCGTAACTGGTCGCATGTCCGCAAGAGAACCAAACCTACAGAATGTCCATTCGGATCCAAGAGCAAGGGCTTGTTTTGTCGCAAGCAAAGGAAAGAAAATCGTAGGTGCAGACCTAAAGGGTCTGGAACTACGGATGCTTGCCCATTATCTATTCCAATACGATGGTGGTACATATGTCAAGGAAGTAACCCAAGGCGATGTACATGTCCTTAACCAGAAAGCCATGGGCGTTGATTCTAGAAACACAGCAAAGACAGGCATCTATTGCTATCTGTACGGTGGTGGCGATGCCAAGTTTGCCAAGACAATCAGTGTATCTGAACACAAGGCACGAAAAGTCAAGGAAAACCTGACAAACAACATCGTCGGATTAAAGAAAGTGGTTGAAAACTGCAAGTTTGATGCCATTGCAAACGGCTTTGTAAGGCCGTTTGACTGGAGACCCGTATATGTAAGAAAGCAACACGCTGCCTTGAACACTTTGCTGCAATCTTCTGGTGCTCATATTGCAAAGGCGTGGTTGTGCATTGCCGATACAAATCTAAGAAATTCAAAACTACCTTATAGATGGTTGGCAAATGTTCATGACGAAGTTCAGGTAGAGACTGATTCAGAACACGCGGAAGAAATCGGTAAGATTATCTGCAAGGCTGCTACAATTGCTGGTGAATACTTCAAGTGTAGCTGCCCCATCGAAGCAGAATACAAAGTAGGAAACAACTGGTCGGAGACACACTAATGCCAAGAGATTACAAAGATGAGTACAAGAAGTTCCAATCCTCGGAAAAATCAAAGAAAGACCGAGCGCACCGTAACAAGGTTCGCCGCGAAGCCCTGAGAAAAGGTCGTGTAAAGAAAGGTGATGGCAAAGACATCGATCACAAAGATGGAAATCCTAGAAACAATAGTAGATCTAATCTTCGTGTAGTTTCCAAGTCAACCAACAGGGCAAAGAGATGAACTCTGTTTTGTTTATGAAACAGATAACCGACTTTATAGCAAAGCATTCGGACCATCCAATGATTGTTGAGTACAATAAAGGTAACATTGGACTTGGGTATATCATTAGAAACTGGGACAAACTACAAAATGAGACTAATTCAAATCTCTGGGATTGGAAGAGTTGGGAAAACAACCCTAGCTCATATGGTGTGCAAAGAAGCATTTGAACTTGGATATAGACCAGTCATTATTCCTTTTGCGGATGCGATTAAGAAAGCCGCTGCCAAAAAAGGATTAACCAAGGAATCCAATAGCGAAGAGTACAGAAAGTTTTGCCAGAAGATTGGGGCTAGCAAGAGAAAGAAAAACCCAGATCACTGGGTGGATGAAACGGAAAAGGCAATCCTTGAGTACATGGAAAAGGAAGTAAACAATAAACGCAAACTGCTCACTAACTGGGAGTATGTTATCGTGCAGGACGATGTTCGATACATGAACGAACTTGCCTTTGGCCGCAAGCTAGCCGCTATCCAGTTGTTTATCTATGCTGGTGATCGGAAAATACCAGAACACGACGCAGAATGGAGAACACATGAATCGGAAACCCTGGCTAACCAAGTGTCGGCTTTTATGGGCATGGCTAACTCTGAGTACGACGATCTTTATGATGCCGTTTTGTACAACTCGGGAACAATAAAGGACCTTGAGGAAATGGTCAAGAACAATGTTCAGGACTGGCTTAATTCGTCTTGGATCGAACTAGAGGAAGACAATGGAAGCAATACTTGACGGAGATATCATAGCCTATAGGGCTGCGTTCTGGGCTGATGTGGAGGGTGTTGACGAGCTGCCCCACAGGATCAAGAAAGACATAGAACTATGGACACCCAAGGGTTCTACAAATGTTATTGTTGCCATGTCTTGTCCTCGTTCCGATAACTTTAGGCGAGACTTCTGGCCTAGATACAAGCAGCACAGGGATGACTTTAAATCCCCAGACTCCATGAAGGTTGCCCTAGAGTGCATTTACAACACCTGCACAACACGTTGTGTTGCCAGACTGGAGGCGGATGACCTTATTGGCATGCTTGTCAGCTCTGGCAGGGCAATTGGCGTGACGGTTGACAAAGACCTTAGGCAGATTCCTGGGATTCATTGGAACCCAGATAAGGAACCAGAGCCTGTTACAATATCCCAAGAAGACGCTGATTTTTACTTTTATCAACAGTGGATGACTGGGGATACTACCGATAACATCTGGGGTTTGTGGAAGATTGGTCCAGCTAAGGCCAAAAAACTTCTTATGCTAAAGCCAAGAGAAGCTTGGGATTCAATTATCATGGCAATGTACCAGGACGAAGACTGGTCCAAAAGACCAGAAGAAAAGCGTCCATTGGAAATGTACAGGGAAGAGTTTGCCCTGTCCCAAGCACGGTGCGTAAGAATTCTAAGGAATGGGGATTACAACAAAGAAACAGGGGAGATTAAGTTATGGACCCCTAATAACAATGTAATTAGAGACATTTTGGAGAACAAGGATGAGCAATAAACTACTAAATGAAGTCGTGGCGGTCGATAAGTATTGCAGGTGGCGGGATGACCTAGGTCGAAGAGAGACCTGGCATGAGGCCGTTGACCGTTATTTTGGTTATTTAATCAATAGGTTTAACCTTAAGAAACTACCTGTTGAAGCTCAGAAAGCCCTGCATGATGCCAGAAATCTTATGTACAACAAGGAGATTTTTGGTTCCATGCGGGCACTCTGGTCTGCTGGTCCAGCCCTTGACCGTGACGATGTGTGTGCCTATAACTGTGCTTACATGCCAACCAAGTCATTCCTAGACTTTCAGTGCGCCATGTACATTCTTTCCTGCGGTACTGGTAATGGTTTCTCGGTAGAGGGTAAGTATGTCTATCAGCTACCAGACCTACCCAAGCACCTGGATTATTCTGGTGTTATTGTAGTAGAAGACTCCAAGGAAGGATGGGCTGGCGCTCTTCGTCAGTTCTTGGATAGCGTATTCAACGGTGTCGTGCCTGTCGTAGATGCTTCTAAAGTTCGTCCCAAGGGAGCAAGACTAAAGACATTTGGCGGCAGAGCCAGTGGTCCTGAGCCATTTATCAGGCTTATTGATTTCATTACTAAGACCGTAGAAAGAGAAATGAAAGAAGGACATACCAAGCTTACCCGTGTAAGCGCCCATAAAATTCACTGCATGATTGCAGATGTTATCGTATGTGGTGGTGTCCGTAGGTCTGCCGAGATTTCTCTCAGTGATCTTGAAGATGATCAGATGGCTGCGGTAAAGTCTGGTAACTGGTGTGACAAGGAGTTGTTCTTGTCCAACAGCAACAACTCGGCTGTCTACGAGCAGAAGCCCAGCATGTCTACCTTCCTCAAGGAGTGGTCTTCGTTGTACAATTCATTCAGCGGAGAGCGTGGTATCTGCAACCGTCAGGCCATGAAGACAATTGCCAAGGCAGTTGGTCGTGATGACTCGTATGATTTTGGTACAAACCCATGCAGCGAGATCATCCTACGTCCTTATCAGTTCTGCAATCTTTCTACAATTGTAGTCAGAGAAGACGATACCCCTGTTACCTTGATCAAAAAGATCACGGCAGCCACCATCCTTGGTACTCTCCAGAGTGCAATGACAAACTTCACATATTTTGAAAAGATCGGGGCAACGGACTGGAAGAAAAACTGTGAAGAAGAACGTCTACTTGGCGTGTCCATGACTGGTATTTTTTCCAACAATCTAATGAATGGTGGTCATGGTGCAGAGGAATTGCAAAAGATTCTTACAGCACTGAGATCGGTTACAAAAGTTGTGAACGCGGAGTGGGCCGAATACATCGGGATCAACCCATCCAAGTCAATCACCTGTGTCAAGCCAGAAGGAACTACATCCAGTGTTGCTGGGTGTCCGTCTGGCATCCACCCAGAGTACGCTCCTTACTTTATTCGTCGCGTTCAGTTCAGCAAGAACGAACCAATTACCCAGTTCTTGATGGATCAGAACGTACCATGGGAAACCTTGAATGGCAAGCCAGATATGGTTGTCTTTGAGTTTCCCTGCAAGGGTCAAGGTGTCACGGCAGACCAAGTCGATGCCATCGGTCAGCTCAACCTGTGGCTTGCATACCAGCTTTGGTACTGCGACCACAAACCAAGCATCACCGTTTACTATAGAGACAACGAGTTTATGCGGGTCGGTGACTGGGTCTGGAATCATTGGGATCTTGTTTCTGGTGTTGCATTCCTGCCAAAGGATGACAATGTCTATACGCAAACTCCCTTTGAAAAAATCTCGGAAGAAAGGTATAACGAGCTCATGACGAAGATGCCAAAGGAAATCAATTGGAGTCTTTTGTCTTTGTATGAGGTAGAAGACAATACCACTGGATCTCAAGAATTCGCCTGTGTTGGGGATTCCTGTAAAATCTAGGAGTCGCCATGTCTCAGTACTTTATTGAAACAGAGTATGATCTTGATCTTGTCACGGCAGAGACAATCAAGCTTATCAAGCTCAACCACACTACCGTCAACATCGGTTTTCACAACAAAAAGATGGTCAAGATTTTTTTAGACAACCTAAATGCAACACTGGAAGAACAACAGGTTGAAAAGAACAAGAAAGTAAATATCAACATTTCGGTAATCACATGAACAGACTAGAAATACTCTTAGCCCGATTAAAGAACAACCAGATCCTTGATCCAGACCTTAAACTAGCACTTAGTATTATTCTAAAGGACAGATTGCATGGCATTGATGATCACAAAGGAACTCCTGGAATACCTGACAAAACTGATAACGCTGAATCCATCGGACCTAAAGTTAAAGGACTACGAAAGGGGATTCAAGGCAGGGCAGATAGAGGTGGTGGAGAAGATCAAGGCACTTTACGAGAAGGAGAATAAACATGGGAGGTAAAGCACCTAAGGGACCAACGCAAGCTGAAATGGATGCCCAGATGCGTCGAAACGAAGAGTTTCAGATGCGTCAGTTTAACCTACAGCAGCAGTACCAGCTAGAAGCAGAACAAAGAATGAGAGACGAACGGGAAAGACTAAGGATTTCTGAAGAACTGTCAAGACAGAGAGCAGCTGAAGAAAAGAGAGTAAGGCTGACCCGTGAAGAACAGCAAGAAACCGCGATGTTCCAGGAAATGACTGCTCAAAGCAAAAAGCCAACCAGCGATGAGTTCGGTGGTGGATCTAACCTTGCAATGCCTACAATTGAAAGACCTGGTTACGAGACCGAAAACAGACCAATCTAAGGAGAGTACATGAAGTCTGAAAAAACCATTAAAGAAAGGTGGGAGAAGCTTGATGCAAAAAGAACAACCCGTCTAGACAAAGCACGGGCTTGTTCAGCCATCACCGTCCCAAGCCTGTTGCCGTACCACTCCATGAGTGGAGAAGACAACCTTATTCAGACTTACTCTTCCGTGCAAAGCAGAGGAGTTACTTCCCTTGCCAGCAAGATCCTAAGTGTTTTGATTCCACTTAATGACACTCCTTTCTTTTCCTTTGGTCTTAAGAATGGACGGGAACCAACCAATGAAATCAAAGAATACTTGGAAAATCTGTCATTCCAGGTGTATCGAAAGTTGATGTCAAACAACCTAAGAGAAACCGCTTATTTGGCGATGCAACATGCAATTGTAGTTGGCGATGTTCTTATTGTAATGGAGAATGATTTTTCATTCAGGTTGATCAGACTTGATCAGTTTGTTGTTCGCAGGGATGTAAATGGTTCCATAAAAGAATTCATATATCTTGAGTTTATTTCCCCAAGTAATGAAGAAGATGCAAGTGCCTACGAGTTCATGTCGGGTGAGACAAACCAGCACGGGTACAAAACCGTGTACATCAGAGTCTATCAAACTAGTTCTGGACAATGGGCTGTTGAAAAAGAGGTTGACGACAACATAATAGAGGTCGGCTACTATGATGTCTTGCCATATGTTATAATCAGGTGGGCCAGTGTGGCTGGTGAAGACTATGGTAGATCCCATGTAGAGGATATCTATGCCGATATCAGAACCCTGGAAGCGTATACCAGAGCGGCAACACAAGGTATGGCGGCTGGTTCTACTTTCTTTATGGGTGTCAATCCAAGCGGCGTGACCGAAATAGACGACCTTGCTGGTGCTCAGAACGGCACCTGGGTTGCAGCCAGAAAAGAAGACGTCTTTACCATATCCCCCTCGGATACCATCAATCCCCAGGTTCAGATATCAACAGCCGCCGTTGGTGAAATGAGAAAGGAAGTTGGTCAGGGTTTCTTGCTCCAAACCGCAGCAATGCCCACAGGAGATCGTGTAACAGCCACAGCCATCAGAGCCGTTGGCAACGAGCTTGAGACCGTGCTTGGAGGCACCTTTTCTGCCATTGCCAGGGACTTTATGGTTCCGATCATTAAGAGAACAGTATACCTGATGCTGGAAAACGGTGAAATTGATCAAAAACTAAGTCAGCAGTTTGATGAAAAAGACGGTATTTTAAACATTGAGATCCTTACTGGTCTTCAGTCTCTTAGCAGGGAATCGGACATTACCAAGCTTCTTCAAATGGGCGAAATGGTTCGTAATCTACCGCCAGAAGCAGCCGCTTCCTTCAAGTGGGAAGAATACGCCAGATCCTTAATTACTTCCCTTGGTTTTGATCCACAAAACTGGGTTCGTAGTCGGGAAGAAATCGCAGCAGAGCAACAAGCTTTGGCCGCACAGCAACAGAAGATGGAAATGCAGAAAATCTTTGCTCAGAATGCAGCTGGTGCAATGGGTGCTGCTGCTCAGCAAGACATTATGGCAACGGGTGGACAGAATATCCCACCTGAAATGGCTGAACAAGCAATGCAGATGCTGCAAGGAGGAATGAGTGGCCAGTAAAAAGAACATGCCTTGTAATAAACCAAGACCCTCCACATCTCCAGGTAAGAAGAAAATGGTTAAAGCCTGTGCCAACGGTCAGGAAAAAATCATTCATTTCGGCGCTAAGGGATATGGCCATAACTATAGTCCAGAAGCTAGAAAGAGTTTTAGAGCTAGACACAACTGCTCTGGTGCGACAAACAAGTTATCTGCTAGATATTGGGCTTGTAAAAACTTGTGGGCTGGTCCAGGTGGTTCTAAGCAATCATGCCCTAAAGGCAGGAAATGCAAGGGATGAAAAATCAAAAACAATCGGCAATTAGCAGACGATTGTCAAAAACCAGTTCATCGTCTGTTTTTCAAAACCTCGAAACAAGAATTGAAAGCATTGAAAATACTGTTCTAGAGACAGTTAATCAGGTATCGCAAACAACCAATACTCTTGCTTCAGTCAAAGAAGCAACGGAATCAACCCAGTCTTTACTGTCTAACCAACTAAACTCAAGCAATTCTGGGTCTGTTGTTGCCGAGATAGAAGAACTGAAGCAAAGTCTTGACGATGTAGGAAGTGGTGGTATCGACCCAACAGACCCATCACAGCCAATTCTTATTTTTGATAACTTTGTATCCCAGAGTAATGGAAATCCGTCTGGAAGTCTTCTCTATTTTCCTACCCACCCAGAAGGGGTTTTGACTGGCTCACAGTTGTTAAATCCAAATGGTCCTGTAATTCTTGAAGCACCATCAGAAACAGACCATGTGGGTGTTGTTAGATGCTATACCGACGTAAATGGATATCTGAGTATAAACAATGGTAACACTCTTGATTCTGTAAACTGGGAAAACTTTAATAGAGCTTACTTTATAATTAAACCACTGTCTACAGACTCTGACTATACAATTCAACTTGGATTATTCGATGATATAGACGCACCGACAAAAGGTGTTTACGTCACTGGTACTAGGGGTGGTGATTGGGAATTTGAAACCAAGGATACAGGAACAACAACTGAAACAGCAACTGGTTTTGCCAACGATTGGATAAAGATCAGAATAGAAAAACTGAGTGCAACCAGTGCTGTGTTTCAAATCAACAACGATACCGAAGTCATAATAACCACCGATGTCCCCTCTGGGTATTTTACGTTTGGTATTAGATGCGTTATTGATACCGATCCTTTTGAGTTTCTTATTGATTTTTTTAGTTTAAAGCTTGGTGAAACAACACCAGTTGTTCCAAGTGGCACTACAATAGAAGGCACGGCAAACGAAGTCGAGGTGACTACAACTGGTAGCACGGTTACAATCGGACTCCCACCAAGTATAACTGTAGACGAAGTAAAGACTGACGAGGTTTCGTTCGACACAACGATCACAGCTCCTACCCTTCTTCCTGGTCAGATGTCATGGGATACCGAGCACGATACCGTTATCCTACAGGGAAGTTCAACCGTGCATATTCCTTTAGGCCACGGCCTTTACCAGCATGTACACAACAACTCTGGTGGTTCGATTTCCAAGGGAGAAGTTGTCTATATCTCTGGATCCCAGGGAACAGACAGACTACGCATAGCCAAGTCACTTGCAACATCGGAAGCAACATCAGCTCCTACTGTTGGATTAGCCGCAGAGACAATCGCAAACGGTTCGGATGGGTATGTTATAACCTATGGTTTGCTTACTGGTTTGAACACTAATACCTACACGGCAGGGCAACCATTGTTTCTGTCGGACACAACCCCTGGTGGTTGGAGAACAACCTTCCCAACCGCACCAAACCACGGAACATTTATTGGTTGGGTTGTCAAGTCCGCTGGTAGTGGTGCTGGTTCTGTCTTTGTAAAGATAAACAACTACAACGAGATTTCTGAATTATCAGATGTTTTGATTTCATCTCCATCCAATGACCAAGCTCTTGTTTACGAATCTTCGTCTGGAGTATGGAAAAATAAAACAATAGCTGGTGGTGGTGTTGATGAAGATTTTGTAATAGCCATGGCTATCGCCTTAGGATAACGCATGAAAGCACTATTAGGAATTGATTTCAATGGGTCTTATACCTTTGAT